ATACAATGGAGGAATGACAATGATAATAATGGATCCTACATCTCCTGACCATAAAGAAGTAGTAATCGATGAGGAAATGGCAAATCTCCTTAATGAGAACGAACAAGACGTTTTAAAATATATTATATAAAAAACAATGAAGAAACATATCGCGTTCATTATCAAGTTTCTAAAGAATTATGAAAATCAATGTCCTGGTATTGTCGACGACTGGTGCTCTAATGAAACCCAGGAACAGTTTCGCAAGCTTAGGTATGTTAATGAGACAAATGAAAAAAGACGATGCACGTGTTATATACTCTTCTGTCTTAAAAGACGTCCAGAATTGAAGAAGGAATTTCCTTACTATCCCAATACCAAGATCACGTCTATGCTAGCAAACGAATGGCGTGAACACAGGGATAACAATGATGAGGTGTACATACAGTTCAAAACAGCAGATAATAAACAGGTATTCTTCAAAAAACATAAAATGGAAATTTGTGAAAAATACCCACACCTCACTGATAAAGATGTAGACACGACTCTTGAGAAGATGTATGATAAATATAGTGAAAACCAGACATAAAGGGTTAACGCTTACAAATTTATACCTGAATGCGTCGTAGATGCAGTCCTCCAGTTACATAAAGAGTTCATACGTGCAGGGGCGGACGTTGCACAGGAAAAGGACCGAGGGAAAGATGAATCGAATGATTGGATTGCAGATCTGAGAATGCATACCAAGCCATGGGTCAGAGCAAGAGCTATTAAGAATTATTGGGATGGTATTGAGCCCGCATCAGGCCGTCCTTACTCATCAGCATTAAGTGAACCAGATGATTGGAATGTAACACAAGGACATAAACTGCTATCACAACATACACGAGCTACCACAGAAGAAGAAATGATATTTAAATTCGTAGAAGAACTATTCGTAGAAGAAATATAAGGGTTTAACATTAAAGACGTAGAAAATGAGAGATGAACTCGATACAACCATTCAGTGCACGTTTCAAGGATCTTATGAATCTATACGATAATGAGCACGCCTTGACACATACAGTCAGGATCAACATGTACGAAGATCTTCTCGTTGCCGTTACCAGCGATGAAACACTAAATACACTTATGATGAAAGACGTACTCCAATCACTGCGGTTGTATTGTGAAGAACTAACATCTTCTAATAACTACCACATCATTTATATGTTTGAAGATGTGTTCAGTAAATGGATGCACATTCCATCAAAAACAGTCTATCATAACCCTCAAAATGTACATATGTTCATGACGCCTGCTTCTCAGGCCGCGAAGGAAATCATAACCAAGTACCCGCGTCTGTATACACATAGACCTTTCGATCATCCTTTTTTCAACGTCATCGAAACGGAAGAACCAGTGAACGGTATTCACATACCTAGCCTTTTCGCGTCTGTATGGTTCTATATCACATCACATAAGGAAAGTGAAACATTGACGAAACGGCTCGTAGAGGAGATGAACGAAAGTGAGGATATGTGTCTCTCTGGACACATGGTACGGTTAATAAATAGTGTGAAAGGATTCGGCGATACTTTCGATTTCAATCTTGAACAATACGAATACAATAAGGCGTACATCTTCAACCAACTCAATAAATTACTTGACATAACTATATTAGACGATATTTTAGATAGAATAGAGAACACAGTTAATAGTATCGATATGAGTGGAGTAAGTATGGATGAAATGCTTAAAATTTTAAGAGACTACTCTAAAAGAGAATGGGTTTATAATGAAAATTATCAATATGTAAGGTAATCAATTTTCCATTACTCCTAGGAGTAATAGATTCTAGGAGTAATAGATTTTTCTTAAAACACGTTACCTATACTGAAGCTTACTCAATAACTCAGGATTGTAATCTCCCACCTCCTGCTTAATCCAACCCCACGCCACCGTACGCGATTCACTCTCAATCCAACTTTATCAAATGTAAATACTCACGTAAATACTCACACACTTTACACCTAAACACTTCCTCGCTAGGAGCCACAACAGTCACATACGAAGCATGGTTCACATGCCTCGGCACAACAGGCCTAAGACGCTACATATTGAGACTTGCAACCAATCTAGACAAACCACTATTTATCTCTTCAACCTCCTCAGTGTAACGGTCCTAGGAGATACAAACTAGGAGATACAAACTAAAGGCTCGGGTACGGGTGGACCATTTACTGACATATGGATCCCATATACTGGGTGTTACAATTACCGGCGTCTGAACCATATGCTTTACCAATGGAAAAATAGTTTCCTCCCGAAGAACCTGGTGGTCCATGAGTGAGTGTATCATAACCAGGGGCTGAATAAGCTGGTACAACGTAATACCCAGAAACAGAGGTTAATGGGACAGGCGGGTGGATACCTTTAAATCCTAAATTATATGATCCTAATTGAGCATAGTTATAACCAGCTCCAACATTAGGACCTATTGCATCACTTCCATATAGTAGAGTAGACATTTTTAATCAACTAGAAAATGTTTTAAAACTTAGATAGATTTAATTCCCGTAAGGGAATGAAATCATATAGTAGAAGAAGAAAGGTAGAAAAAGAATAACTAATCATCGAGGTTTTCAGGAACTTCGAATTTGAAGTTCAATTCCTTAGCCAATACACAACGTTCTTTATCAAGGGCTCTGACATCTACATAATCATCCGTCTCAACATCCAATTCATCATCTGAATGTACCCAACCAATAACCACTTCACTATCATTCAATACGAAATATCCGTCCATTTTTGGATAAAATAACATCTTCATATTATGTCTATCCTCAACCTCATATTTAGGCCTATCAGCAGGTGTACACAGCTTATTAGGCTTAGTTTTTGGCTTCTTGACCTGTATCTGTTCCAATTCTTCTTCCTCATTGTTAATATCCTCGGCTGAGAAATCATCTTGACCTTTCTCGTAATTGAGTATATTCTCGATAAGCTGCGCCTTAGTGCCAGACACCGGAAGCCCTCGCTCTCTAGCGTATTCCTTCAATTCTGGGAGTTTTTTCTTATTTAAATCAATGTTTCCAATAGAGTTCTGATCTTCACGGGATTTGGTATTTTTACCAGATGGCCGAGCGCTCTTTTTTGGTTGAGCCTTTACTAATTCTTCCTTCACAACAGATTCTTTCTTTGAAGTCCTTGTTGGAGCTTTGGCGACAGATATGTCTGCGTCACTATCGAAGAACTTATTGAAGAGATCTGTAAGATCATCTGCTTTCACACCATTTTGTTCTTCACAAAACTCAAAAAACCCTCTAAGGGATGTTCCGAAACAACTGACAAGATATTGCATATTCATTTTGAATAGTCTTATTTTAGTTAAGTTATTAATCATCATTGAATTTCAACTTATAAGACTATGAAGAATCAAATAATTCGAGGACCCACTATCCTAGGGGGTGTGGCCCGAGGCCCTAATGAGACCATTTATATATACGATTCCATCTAGCATTGGCCTTATCACTAGTTTGCGTATTAGATAAAATACTCATCACAAACTTATTCTTTGTGACACCATCAGCAAGTTTTAATATATCTGTTAAACGAGACAGTTTTGTTTTAGCTTGTTCAAAATCATTAGTTAAATTTCTTTTCTCACCTCTATAGTCCGTCCCGTTGAAGTAGGTATTAGCTTCTTCATTTATGACATCACTCTCTGTTTTGTTTGCCATGGGTATGTACATACCCACAATCGCGGGGAACGCTATATCAATCTGATCTTTGTCAAGACCAGCAATATGGAGAGTTTGTATATCTTCCGCTCTCGGGGTATTTCTTCCGCTTTGAACACTGTAAATAGCTTCGAGGTCAATTGTTGTAGGATTCTTAAGTAAAAGCATTGTATTCTTGAAATCTTGCGCTATACTTATCATCCATGAATTTGTCCACACATTACTGGCAATTGATCCATATGATGATATTAACCTGTCATGTATTGCTTCATTTTTATATGAGTTCCTTATATATTCGAGAAAGTGACCAGTGTTGTTTGCTCCATTACTATCTGGTCCTATCCCTAACACAGGATCTTTATCGTTCCATATAATCTTATATTCACCTGTGGCGAGTAGTAAGTGAGCAATTGTAGAGTATTGATCTATTTTCATTTTTATCGCTGTTTCGTTATTGACGTTTAAGTTGTATTCTGACCAATCCCTCTTTAGGTATGTGTATGTAGTCACGATATCATCTAGTTGTACATCGTTTATATCGAACGTATCTAGTCCAGGCATTTCCCCTATTTCTAATAGATTTGCGATCATTCGTCCATAAGCGTAGTGAACAGCGGACGCATATCTCTTACCATCAATCACCACGTCCTCAATATATTGAGGGAGAAATGGATCATCTGGTTGGAGGTATATTTTCTCCGTTCGATCTTCAGGAGATAGAATCTTATCGTTTATTTCGCGGGCGCTGCGACCCATATCTTTCAGGGTATTATCGGGAGTGAATTGTATCCGGTCAATAATATAATCGTTCTCACCTTTCATACCTTTAATATAGAGGTCATACAGTTGGTCTTTATACACTTGGAGTTTCTTCTCTTTGACAATCTGTTGTTTTTTTGCTTCAATGTATTCATCTGGGTCAATATTGGGATAATCAGTTTCAAGAATATAATCTAGGAAAACGTCAAGTAGATGATCCTTGAATCGCGCAAGCTCTTTAGCCCAAAGACGTTCACGCATCCTATATTTAATAACAGGAACGATATAGTTAATATTGAGGAATATATCATCGTTTAAGGGAAGATCTTTATATCCATATTTTTTAGCGTACTTCCTGAGATCATCAAAATCTAACTCTGGAAATTCTGGGGTTTTAGCTACTTCTTCTTCTACACCACTAATTACTTGAAGGACCTCTACTCTTGGTACTTCCTTATTTGTTTTTGGATCGTAAACAACCTGGTTATTTTGAAATCTTAAGAAATTGAGTAGACTTAATATCTCTTTATTGTCGTATACTAGTTGTTTACCTCTTGTTTGATATAGCCTGGTTCGCAGTTCCTCTCGTTGTTTGAAACGTTCACGTAAACCCTTAAGTATGGACTCATTGTAAATTTCTATATCTTCCTGTTCACGGAGATGTAACATGCTGTTGAATGGTCGCGGAGCCAGCATCTCACTCATACGCTGTCTGTGGTCGGCCTTTTTGAACATGTTGACGTACACGTATTGGGTAACAGTTTTCCAAGATCCATGCCTGAAGCTGTATTTAGGGTTCGGTACGGATAGAGAATTGACGACGAATTCAACCACTGCTTTACTACTTAAAAGCCCAAATGGTTGGGCTTTTGGGCTCGATATCATCAACGTTGTTTCCATTTTGTTTTGGTCAAGAAGATTATAGCGGAGAGGTATCACTCAGATTCTTTTATTCTATAAGTAAAATGGCAAACCAAGCTATGACTAAAGAGAAGATACTGAAGAATAGCGACATCCCATATCGCTATTCTCAAACTGATATCATCACTCAAGAAGGAAGATCATACTTTCCATATCCTGACTGGTGGAGAGGAGAGTATATGTCTGATCTTCCAATCATTGTAGAACGAGAAGCCGGATTCAGACCGCGATTAGAAAGAAAACATTACTGGAAAGGAAGCACCGGGCATGCATATCCGCAACATTGCTTCAGACCAGGTATCAAAACCAGATATCCATGCTACCCAGAGTGCACGGCTGAATACAAGCACTATGATCCAACTCTACAAAGACTTAGTAAGATTTACCTATATCGATGAGCCGAATATGTAAAAATGACCGATCTTACAGAAGTACTCACCGACCTGATCACATTTGACAGGCCGTTCTTCGTAGGATGCATAGACAAACCCAGAAAAACGATTCAAAAGAAAAACATCCCCGTATCGCGCTCAGGTACCGCTTCCCGGTTCCAGGATTGGGCAGGAATCATAAAGTTTATATCTCCTAGGAGATACAAATTTCTTTATTAATAACTGATCCTAGCGAGGAAGTGTTTAGGTGTAAAGTGTGTGAGTATTTACGTGAGTATTTAGAGGATCTTCTATATCCTGTGGGTGTCATAAGGAGGAATGATGATAAAGTTGGATTGAGAGTGAATCGTACGGTGGCGTGGGGTTGGATTAAGCAGGAGGTGGGAGATTACAATCTTGAGTTATTGAGTAAGCTTCGGTAGAGTAAGGTTCAGTATAGGTGATTGTTTTATGTGAAATGGAAAATGTGGCTCGTATTGTCATCTTCAGATTATGAATGCAAACGCTGCTGCGTGAGGAAGAGTACAACGAAGCATGCTACAATGAGGAATGTTATCCCCTGTATAACGTGTATACTACTACTTAATTTTGCATGAGCATCTGACGCCATTTCAAAGGCGTTTTCTGCTTTATCATGTGCATCATCTAGAATTTTCTCTGCTCGCGTCATTAGACGATTTTTGTTTTCCATCATAGCCATTTGCGTTGTGGATGCGGCCGCGGTCATTGGAACGATATAAGTCATATGTGATGTTGTTTGTGGTACAACCGACCAACTTCTCATTCTTCTATATACCATTTTCTATTCTATATATAATTTTTCTGAATTTATGACTTACCCTTCTAAGTGTTTTTAAATTAAGAACTTTATGATTGTATTGTTAACTAAAAAAGTATGGCAAGTTATTTAGATATTGATTCAACCTACCGAAATCGTAATACATGGCCTAAACCAGGTGAATTCGAGGTACTCGTTTCCATATCTGGGCGTAAATCAGCCATGAACGCTGACGATCCAGTTGCTCTAGCAAGTCCCACTCTCGCGTGGACGTCATCTCTCTTTAACACTACATCTCTCGGAGTCAACAACATCCAAGGCCTCATCACCAACGTAGGTGTAGGTAATGCAACATCGAAAGCTATTATTACATTCACCTCTTCGATTGGCACTCTTCAGCAATCTGAAAACTACTACAAAGGCTCTACATGGGGTTGTATAACTAACCCCACTCAATACGCGAAAGTGACGTCTTATAAATATCTAGGTAACGATAGAGGACAAGTCACCTTAGACAATCCAGTAACTGTAGCAACAGGCTATACCTTTGATATGCTAGATCCCACTGACCTGACAGATCCCGCTAACCCTATTTTTTTCTTACCAATGGGCTCAGACGATCCTGGGGCCTACATAAATTACATTTTATACAACGAAACTATTAACCAATTTAGAACGATAAACTCATATGATAATACAACAGGACTCTTACAAGTGAATGCAGCTCTATCTCCTGTTATTGGATGGTTACCCACACATAATTACTCAATAAGAAAACAACCTCCTGTTCTTGTATCCATCGCTGTGATAGGTTCAACCAATACAATGGTTGTGTTTGGAACAGGAGCTGGTATGGTAGATAACTTATATAACGGTTGGTTCATTAGGACTCCTAGGACAATTTACGACAATAACACCATATCACCTCAAAATGAACAAAGACGGATCATTTCATATGATGGGTCTAACACAACCGCGACGGTGTCGCCCCCATTTACAACTACCACTATGGGATCTATTGTTGAGCTCTTACAATTTACCCACGACAATATGTATCCGTTTCCATTCAGAGCCACGCTACAACAGGAAATACCGACATATTCGATCCGTCTAAATAGGTTGATATTACCAAACAGAATTTTAAAAGTGCATGGTGGTGGTAAAACAGCTTTTCATAATTATGTTTATGTAGAGCTATCAAGTATTGACAACCCAAACAGCTACATTATATTTTCTAACAACCCTAATGCCGTACGTGCCCTCTTCACTGCCAGTATAACAAACATAGCAAATATTGACCAATCTGACTATGTTGTCATGTATGGAGATGACATAACACAAACTGTCAGGTTTAGACTAGATACGAATTTTAAATTCAGGGTCATTATGCCCACCGGTGAGACTTTCGAGACGCTACTCAGCGATAACATGTCACCTCTTGAACCAAATCCAAAGGTACAGATTAGGGCCCTATTCGAATTTAATCATTGGTATTAATTTGTATTAATAACCTCAATGAGGTTATTAATTTTGCCCAATACCAATGAATTCACCCACCCAAAAAAAAACTAATTCTTTAATTTATCTTAAGTTTCATACCCATTCCTAAAAGTTCTTGATATAGTAGTTTAGTAGCATATGGCATGTCTTTCATTTCAATATTTCCTTCTTGACATACATCACAGAAATCTCGTTTATCTGGAACATTTCCACATCCCATACATACCGGGATAGCATATTTATCGCTTTTATCAAATAAACATTCCTTAAGGACACGTGTGGAACCATGACTGAGCATACAATCTTTTTCCATCTCTCCAAATCTCAGACCTCCATCACGAGACCTACCAGCCACAGGTTGATGTGTGAGGATGTCTAAAGGTCCAGTTACGCGAGCATGTATTTTATCAACTACCATATGTTTGAGACGTTGGTAAAAGCATGGCGCCATAAAAATCTTACTAGGTATGCGCTCACCTGTCGTTCCATCCATCATGGTAGACGCGTACATCTCTATCCCAGCACGTTTTGCCCAATCAGTCAGCTCATCTTCGATATTTCTATGTTTGAATGGAGTAGCATCCATTTCAATACCCAATTTACAACCTACTAAATTGAAACACATTTCAATTAACATGTTTATAGTCATTCTTGATGGGATGGCATGAGGGTTGATGATAAGGTCAGGCTTCACACCATTTTTATCGAAAGGCATGTCTGCTTCTGGAAATATCATACCACATGTTCCTTTTTGAGCAGTGGATGATGCGAATTTATCGCCTATTTCTGGAATACGTGGAATACGGATTCTTACTTTAATGATCCTCACACCTTCACTGTTGAGTGTGTTGAGTACTTTATCTAAATATCCTTCTTCTCCATGTTTTATCACTACGCTACTATCTGATATCTCTGCGATCCTACCATCTTCTTTTTTTACCATTTTCTTAGTTGTGCGTCCAATGATAACTGTTCCTTTTTTCAGGAATGTATTCTTCTTCCATACGATCCCCTCCTCGTTCAGATGGCTATAGTCGTAGTTTCTGTTTCTATATTGAAATTTAGGAAGACATATACTTTCGAAGTCAGAGCTTCCTCTCTTTTTCTCTTCTTCTACTATAGTCTTATACGTAGTGGTTCTGAACAATCCTCTATCTAAAGAACCCTTATTGAGGATAATACTGTCCTCTTGGTTGTAGCCTCTATATGTCATGATGGCAACTACGGGCATTGCCCCGTGAGACATCTCATTGAAGTGTAGGACATTAACCATCTCATTTTTTGCGAGAGGTTTTTGAGGAGTGTCAAGAACGTGTAATGTAGTGTCGTATCTCTCTTGGTACGCGGTGCTGGGCATACCTATTGATTGCTTTCCCATAGAAGCCTGATACGCATTTCTGGGAGACTGAGAGTGATTTGAGAGCGGGATTACAGACGCCATCACACCCATCATGGTAGCGGAAGGGCATATCTCAAGGTAATCACATCTATTTTTCTTCAGGTCTTCTTCGGTCATAGCTACCACTGATTGTTCTAATTCCCACACCTCTCTGAAAACTATCTTCCCCTCTTTTACGTATTCGTTCCATGTTTTCCCTGGGTCTTCTCTGAACAGGACAGAATTACGACGCCCCAATGCAAATAAAGGCCTGAGCAAACGCCCCTCGTCAGTCCATATATGAACCTCGTCCTCATCTATCAATCTCACTACTGAAACGTTACTATCGATCATATCTGATAGTCTGTACTTGTTAAATTCATTCACAAATTGCAATGACCTATTACACGAGCCCAGAATGTATCCATTCACTAATACCAATATACACCCATCTGTATCATCTCTGAATGTATCCATACCCTTGATGACTTTTGCTGTCAGTTTTGGACAAACATATGTAGAAATCTGAGCAGATAGTGCGAGATTTGATACAAGGCCTACAGTGTCTCCTTCGGGTGTCTCGTAGGGACAAATGAATGAAAAATGAGATGCATGAAGCTGACGAGCGCTAGGGATCTTCCCCTTTTTACCAACGGGTAACATGATACGTCTGAGATGGGAGGTTTTAGCACCATAATTTTGCATCGAGAGGACTTGTGATACTCCTACGCGTGTAAACAGAGAACTCTTCTGAGTATTCCAGCTACCAGTCATGAAGGCTTGATTCATGACATGTGTTATGGTTTTTATGTCTTTGATGATGGCTATAGGGTCTGGGTTTTTTTTACTCTCCATTTGGTTCGATATAGTTTTGACGAATTGCTTGAATAGTATCTGGAACAGAAATGACATGAGCGATGATGTACCATCTATTCTTTTATTAGATAAATTGTCCTTATCATCTACTACTCGTCCATTGTATACAGTATCTACTAATTTTTTAATGATATAGCCAAGGTGGTGTCCTGATTTTTTAGGCGTAAGATTGCCAATATGATAGAATAATTCCTTGTTTAAGATGTCTTTCACGTACGTACAGTCCTTTGTTTCATCGGTTATGTCGTTTGCAATTGATTCTATGGCTTCATCCATCGTCACTTCCATTCTGTATTGGTGGACGAGAGTAGCTAAGATCTCTGGGTCTCCAACACGGGTCATTTTCTTCATTTCCTCCTCGTTGATACCCAAAGCTTTGAAAACGAGGCCCGCTGGTAAAAGTGTCCTAGTTTTTATGTAAGGTAGTGAAAAGAGTAGCTCCTTAGTGGTTTTATTTATTTTGAGTTGTATGAGGATAGACCCACCCTGTTCATTCATGCTTCTAATTTCAGCCACGTACTCATCATCCGACCCTCTTTCCACGTATACTTTATTGTAAGCTCGTCTCAATTGTCCGATGAGCACGCGTTCTTTACCTTTGATTATGAAGTAACCTCCAAAATCATTTATACATTCATGTTTGCTTTCCTTGTTATTCTCGGACAACCTGCACACATTCGACCTCAGCATTACTGGAATCTTTCCTATTGAGATTTGATGGTGTTCAGTCTTCTTGTTGGTTTCTATGTTTGTCACAGTAACTGAAACGTATATGGTCCCATCGTAGTTGATGTTTCTTTTCCTGGCCTCATTTGGGTATAATGGTGTGTTTACGTAGTTGACAATTACTTTCTGTCCATCTTTGATGGGTTCCGCATCCTCAGTTGTCTCGATGCAGTTACCAGCAATATTGTTTACGAAAGTGTTGTCCCTGGTCTTTTTGATGAATTTGGGTTTGTCTATGTAGACATGGTTGAACTCGATTCGTATATTATTGACCTCAATCGGAGGCTCTCGTCTGACGATGTCCTGTATACCTCGTGTGATGAAGTCATTATACGTATCGATTTGATGATTAACAAAATGAGTTTGATCGTAAAATTGTTTTATTAGGTTGAACCCTTCTTCTTTCTCAATAATGGGTAATCCCTGATAACGTGGATCAGGGATCATAGATTGTTTTAATGCGTTGAGTGCAATGTTTTCCATCTTGATACTTATCCTTCTATTGTATTCGTTACATCCACAAACTCAAATATTTTATCAATATGACTAAAAAATGAATGGTAGTAACATCATCGTATTGATACTGGTGATAATCGCAGTTCTTGCAATATTCTCGGTCGCATCAGGGGAAGGGTTTTGCACCGGCCTAGGTATGCAAACATCCAGACCGACTTATTATGTGTACAGACCAACAGGAGATGTAAGCAACTATGGTAGTGTTTACCTCAGTCAGGTTGCAGATGGACAATTCGTGGCTGTTGGGGCACCTCCCGTAATTCATCCAGAACAAAATATGGGGTGGCGCACTGGAATGCCATACGACTACTTCGCAGAACATATGAAGAGCAACAATTGGGCAGCGGGAGCAGACCCTGACCCGGCTGTTAATTCTTCAGTCCCTCTCCTCACCACTCAAACAGTTAATGGTGGATATATGAAGAACTACGGGACCCCATGTGGTGCTAACGCGAACAATATGGTCATGACAACCCCATTTACAGAGAGTCTAAAATTTGTTAGCGGCCCATCGGGTTACCCTAATATACTATCAGATGGCACACCACAATACTTAGGACCAGCAGGTAGTTTTTCGGATGGTTACGCAAAATCGTGCCCTGCATCAAATGCATACAACCTCGGTGTAGGAGTCTTATAAAATCACTTCTTTGTAAAAAATGATTACACTGAAAATGTTAAATAATTGGACCAGTGGTGATGGTCTCTGTAAATTATGGGACAAAATGACAGATGGTAATTACACGTACACAAAAAATAAAAAGTCTATAAAGATTGTAGGGGATGAAACGTCTTCAGATGACGCTGACTTCATACTCGTAGTCAATGCGGCACACCAGTGGTGCCCATCAATTGATGAATTATCACGCACTATCTTTATGAAGATGGAACCTGTTTTCATGGACCCCTTCTGGAGAGATGTAGATAAAAATCTCTTAAAAGCCAAGATTGTACATGACGATAATAGTTATAACAACCTTGAGTGGCACATCAACAAAACTAAAAATGAATTGCTTATCTCTAACTACTCGATATTGAAAACGAAAAATGATATTGTGTCGTCTATTATTTCCGGAAAGGATTTTACAGAAGGACATAAATTGAGGAAAGCATTCGCTCTATATGCACAGAATTTCATAGATTGGGACGCATATGGAAATTATGGATCTCAAAACAACTCGTGGAATAGATATTTAGGAGCACCTCAGTATAAAGATGATGCACTTATCCCATATAAGTATTCGTTCTCATGTGAGAACAGCTTTATCAACGGTTATGTGACGGAAAAATTAGTGGATTGTATCATGACGGAAACTTTATGTTTTTACTATGGCGCTCCTAACGTCGCCAAATTCATAGACCCACACGCGTATATACAGATAGATCTTAAGAATTGGGATATAGCTATCAAAACTATCCAGGACGCCATAACCAATAATGAGTGGGAAAAGAGGTTACCATATATTAAGAAAGAAAAAATTAAGATCCTAACAGAAACGGGAATGTTTCCTCGTTTGTGGGAATTGATAAATGATTTATAAAAATTTCTATTACCCGTCGGGTAATAGATAGAAAAGATCAATTTTCTATCATCACGTCCTATCGTCGTCACGTCACTTAGTCTGTTTCGTCAATTTTCGTCTATCATCAATATATGTACTTACTCCTAGTCTGTTTCGTCAATACCATCGTCTATGTACATCTTGTATGTTATATCTATGATTTTTTCTTTCGATATATCGAATTCTTTCAATAATAGTTTTACGTTCGCTTCTATGTATTCATCAATTAGTATCTTAAAATCATCATGCTATATCTTTTTCCATTGCAATCACGTTTATACTTCTATAAATTCTAGCCTTCATTTCGTCAATAGTAGATATTTTGATCTTAAGAGATGGATACATGTCCTCATCAAAATACTCTACAGTTTCTTTATAAAAATTGGTTTCTTCGTTTCTTCAAGCTCCTTTGATATTTTATCCCATTTGATGCTGAGTTGCTTCATCATGTCTCCATATCCCATGGTTTTGAATATTTGATCGAGAGGATTAATCATAGCTTCTACGTAATACTTGGGATCTATTTCCAGAACGTTTGTATGCCTTTTGAAGTAGTCATAGTCCTCAATTTTTTGTCCCAATGTATTGACGTTGGGTTTTTTAGTGACGACGTATTCTATGCGCGACCCGGCATCTACTGGAACACCACGTTTCTTCATACGGTTTGCGAGCTGTACCTGAGCCGGACAACACGAAATATAGTATTCCTTTTCGTCTCGTCCATTCAATACCTTCTTTCTTTCTTCTGGGTTGGTTGGTAGTTCTCTGACCTTATAATCTCCAATTCGTCCTGTTTCGTTATCTATACTACCATCTGAATCCCCTACCGATTTTGTGATAACGTATTCTTTATAGTCTATTTTGTTGTCGTATATATCTTTGACATAGTTGTCTACATAATTATAGAGATCATCTTTTGTTTTCTTATCGAATATCATGGATGTCACCTGCTCGTACACGGATCTAACGACATGTGAATTGTCTCGTCGCACGAGGATCACTCCTTTTTTCCCAACCTTCTTGTTTAGATTACCATCTCTGTCTATTTCTTGATACATGTATCTTTTTTTGGAGAGAATGAGAAATCGTTCATAAATTGTATTTTCGAATTCTAATTTAATTGGTTCTGGGAATACTCTTTTTCCATCTTCAATCCAATTGGTTACACCTTCTGCCACTTTGATGGCACAGTCCCATGTTTCAGGTATTGTTTTAATATGGTTGAATATAACGTAATTTGAATCGGTGTCCCCGTAAACCAAAGTTCCTTTGAATTGTGTTTGTATTAATTCTGCCGTTTTTTCAAGCGCCTTACGTCCAGCATAAGTAACACACATCGCGCCCGGCATGAACGGTAGATAACCCCTCTTCACGCCCATAGCTCCATACATGCTGTTTGCGGAAACCTTGTAAGCTAGCTGCTCTTTGTCATAAACGATTTTCTGTGTTTCATCACACTTCTTCATGAGTCCTTTGACGTACTTACGCGAATCTAATAAGCTCTGAATGATGGTGGGAATGATTCCTTTCTTTATTTCTGGTTTGAGGAATCGATAGTACCGTTTCGCGCACACTACTCCGCTTATCTTGTTACCATCATCATCCTCGCGGTCAGCCAGTTTATTTTTCTTGAGTTCTTGGCGTTGTTCTCTATACGGTTTTTGCTCAGCTACCTTCTTGTCTATTTTCAGTTGTATATTTGCTTTTGCTTCTTTCACTGTAGTCCCTTTAGGTATTGAATATGTTTTAATCTCGTCGCGTTTGGCTCTAAGAGTGGATAGCTCTTTACCAATTTTATCTATTTTCTCCGAGAGTGTTTTGATCTTGATCTCTTTAGGATCATGCTCACAACCAATATGGTCTTCCCAGTCGAAAATGTTGCATTTGTCGTCAGGTGTCGCGTCGCTGGCTATCGTCGAGTAGCATATGTTGTAAGCAATGATGAGAGATGGATAAAGTGAGCTGAAATCTACTGGGACCACACGTTCATAGAACCCAGGAACGGGTTCAATCACGTGAGCTCCTCTATATCTTTCATTGGTTTTGGCTTCATATCCGTTGTTATCAACTACTGTATTATCCTTGAGGCAGTATTTGTATACCTGTGAGTATAGTCTTATTTGCTGTCCTTGTGTGTATAGTGTGAACATAGACACGTTACACACCTTGGACATCGCGGATAACGCAACCCACGTATGGAGATGGTCCATGAGCTCTATACATAAATCGCTGTCCTGAATACAGTATTTACCCACTACATCCATTTTCTCCCGTGTTTTACACGCCTTGAAAATATCTTTGGGTGTAACTGGGTCTTTCGTATTGTCGTTAAGGAAGAAAGCCGTTACTTTCTTCAGTGAATACGTGTCCATCTTGTAATCGCGTTGTATGATTGGCAGCAGGTCTATCAACAGTATTCCTTCCCAATTAATGAATTTAAATACTTGGTTTTTGTACGCGCTTGATGACCACTTAATCTCCTCGATACGCGCGGGGGTTTCTCTGTTGAAGCCTATTAATTTGAAGTCGTCGGCGAGGAAAAACCTAACAGATCTTTTCATGGCGTATTCTATATCGAAACCAAAAATATTGAAACCTGTCATAACGTTTGGTTTTTCTGTAGCTACTAGATCCATGAACCCAGCAAGTAAATCCTTTTCTTTATCAAACAAGCGCACCTCCACATCTGTTAACAACTCAGAATCAGACAATTTCATATCTTTCGCTTTCAAACTAAGTAAGATTTTCCGACGCTGTTTACCCTTCTCCTTAATGACGCATGAGATTTGGAATACACAGTCGCCTGGCCTGTCACTCGGCATCTGATTCGTGAATTCTGAATTAACCTCCATATCAAATGCCATACACTTCGGTACGATCTGATCTACACGGTCTGATTTATTGAGGTTTTTCCATTTGATAATGTACTCATCATCACATACCGTGATTTTTTGGTCTTCTGGGACCGGCTCGGGACAGCGTTTAGAAAAGTCTACCCAACCAGACATAGGTATGTCTCGTAATGACACCATTTGAAGAATAGGATTAGCGGACGTTTCATGTACCTTAATTTTTACGGACTCGCCAAATATGGTGATTCCATACTTAAAATAAAATACCATGTCTTGTATGTGCTTCTTCGAATCAAATGAAACAAACATGAATGGTGATATCTTATCCATATTCTCAAAATTATAAAGATGTTTCTTATTAATTACGTCAACCATTACTGGTGGTGATTCCATATGTTGGAGGTGATCGATCACCGCTCGTGCAGTATCGTCGCGATTGTCAGGAAGCTGAATGTATGCGTATGGTTTGAAATTATCGACACGAAGACATACATTCCTATTGATTCCGTCAGGTCCAGAATGTATACCATACATCCTAATTTTGGTGATATCTTGATCAGGGTCAAGTACCCAATCATAAACAAACATTTCTTTAGACATGCTTTATTTAATTTCCATCACACTCTTAGCTTAATAATCAAATTACGCTCCTATACCCCTAGGGGTATAGGAGATTTCTCTCCACTCACTCCATCTCTAATTCTTTCATGATGATCTGCTTATAGTTGTGGATGCGTTCTCTTATCTCGTGTTCATAATATTTACATGACGCATTAGAGAAGTACTTCCGCATCTCACCAATTAATGTCTCCTCGTGAGATTCAAAATCCAGCTCATCAATTACATTCTCAATAGTCTCAACAGTCATGAATTTATTCTTCTTCACATATTCTTTCTTGTTGAAAACATTCTTTCGCTTGCCGTATATGTCATTTTCATCAATTGCCCATAATTCATCGTTTTCGTCAACTATGATATTGTTTAGGACGTTATCGGACGTCCTAAACAAACCATTGAAGAGACGAATCTTAATCATCTCCTTGAATTTGGTCTCATCTTTGAGAAAATTCTTATATTTCCCAAGGTTTATTTTCTCTTCGATTTTATCCATAATGGCAATAACCTGTCCTTCTTCATTATCTTCCCATTCGTAAGTCGTTTTACCCTGATCCTTATTCACTGCAAGAATTTTACCAGGTATTTTGCGTATTTCAATACCCAATTCATTCAGCCCGAACAAACGCTTCTGTCTATCAATGTATAGGTAGTCCATCCCATAATTGAGGCTCTTGGTCATAGGTTTAATGAACTTCTCCTTACCTTCTATATACATTTTTCCACGTGGTAGTCTACCTCGTCTCACACCCTCTAGGATCATTTCTATATCATCAACATCTATATCTATTTCATTGATTCCACCAATTTTAACTGTCTCTCTCCTAAAACGTTTGGGTTTTGCATAATTAGCGGTTTTTTTCGCTTTCTGCTTCTCTGTGAGTGCTCTAGGCTTACGGGATTTATGTTCTTCGGGTTGGTTATTGTAATATACCTTAAGATCTTCGAAGTGCGATAACCATACATCGTCGTTGTTGTTTACGATGTCGCTCGCGTCTTTATCTCCCCATGTGTTACCTTTTTTTTTACCTTCCTTTGTGTATTTGTCATACACAAAATCATCAAATTGCACGTCAGTTTTATTGTATGCTGTATTAACAATCTTTTTGGATAATGAGGGGACATCACTACCGTCTTGTTCATTTATGTCGCCATTATACATGATCCATAACCATGGAACTATAATGAAAATGAAACGATTATTATTACCGGTATTGCTTTTGGTAGGTCTAAGACGCTTCCACTCCGCTGTGATTAGAGGTAAGACATGTTCCTTCCCTGGAAACTGAAAATCTGCCAACATTGCCAAGGCCTCATCTCCATTGTGATAGATCCATTCAACGCAGTCTATTTCCTGGTTATCAATTCCATAAAGAAAGTATTTTTTATCAAGTGAGCAGTTCTCTCCTTTTCCATATCTTTCTCGTAGATAGATAGTGAGCCTGAGTTTTTTGGAATTAGCAATGATAGCCACTATCTCTGCTAACGTGCTCTTATCTGTCCTACCATCGTCCTCCCACTCTCTGATTTTCTCTATTACTGTGACGAATGATCCTACTTGAGAAAAAGATACTTCTTCAAATAAGACTACTTTAAGGATATTAATCATGTTTGTCCTGATCGCTTTTGAAGAACGATGTATAGCGTCATTGTCCGAATCATCATACTTCATAAAAGCATCCATTTCTGACACTGCATTGAGCATCTCTACCGGCATACCTCTACGTGCATATTTCTGTATAGCGCTCTTCACGGCGTCTATGGATGTATGACCAGATTTGGTCGTGAATCTGAACAGATTGCTCAATTTCATAGTCATTGTGTTTATTTGTTTACATAATCCATTAGCACTTGTTTTCAAATCTATATCCCTTCATGGGATAGAGAATTTAATTTAATTAGACTGCGTTAACTATCATTTTAGCCGAATTCAAAATTTTGTTAAAGTTATTAAGCATAACGGTTACTTCATTTTGTTTCATATTTATTTTCTTCAATGCAGATGACACATCTTCTAATGCTTTAATCAACTGGATAAGGTCTACTCTCGCAAGGCCTGCAACAGGCGCAGATGTGGTAGGAGGGCAATCAGAAGGAGTAGATTCAGTATCTTCACTTGGTAATTGTTTAGCATTGAAATTAATAGTTATATTAGTGTTTTTCACAACATGCGACAACAGTTCATATACCAGATCGGTCATTTTCTTTCATTATTATTCACTTAACTAGTTGTCATTTTTTAATTTCAAGGAGAATGTCTCTCATCTTAAACAATGTATTGTTGCTTGCTAGTGCATTATGGTATAGGAACCCATTTAACCCAATAAAATGTGCATAATCTCCCTCATTAGTTACCACTCCGAACAGGTATGCTTCAAGGCATAATATCCACGTCATCACCCAATCTTCTTGACATGGATAATTCATATCCATTGACTGAGCCTCAATATAATCCGGCGTCACTTCGCTGTCCAGATATATAGATGTAGGCTTTGGGAAGTCAATTTCGGGCATCGCGCTCTCAACGCGTTGGTCCGTATAGAGTAACTTTCTCACTATCTCCCATTTCCTCTTGATTTCTTTCGATGCTGTAGCCATTTCATCTTCCACCCATCCAATACGCCTCTGTAATATATTCATAATTACCAGTTGGAAGAACTTATCTTCACTTACTGGCGGCCTGGATCTATCAACATTTTTGACGATTTCTAATAGAGCAACGTCTTTATTCCCATACCTCATGAATCCTTCAGCAATTATTGGATTGATTCCCTTTTCCATTGGGTACCCGAATTCTAAAGATTGTGATAGATTGGGTGCACCGTTTGTCTTAAATGTGCTCATAATGAAATCTATAAAATTCTTTGGAACTGCACTGGCTCCAGTTTTTACCTTCGGTTGGAATGAGAAAAGGGCCCCATATTTACCCCACCGCTTCGTATCTCCTGGAGAATCTAGACCTAGACGTTTGGGGAAGTCTAACAATTTCATCTCATTTGTTCCTAAACGATTGGAATCCTTCAGTACGTTCAATGACCCGTACATAATTGTGAGTGTGTCTATTATAGAATTATGTTGATATAGATTTGCAAACCCATGGTCGATGTTTCCGTACTTAGGCTCGTATACAATCGCTCTAGATTTACCATAGTCGATCATCACAGGAACCACTCTTGGTTGCTTGATTGTAACGATGTTATGTTTCTTCTCTCCAGTAGTTGGGTCGGTCTGGAAATTTAGAAAATAAGTGAAAGATGTTTGTCCTTTATTGTCGCCATAATATCTGATGTTGTTTGATGATTGGATCATGACGTTCCAGGGATATAGATCGTAATGTATGAAACCAATATAATTTTGAGCTACCGATAATGCCATGTTTAGTTGTATTAGGATTGATAGAAAGTCTTTGAAGTTATATTGGGGGGATTTTAACCAGTTCAATAATGACACACCCTCTATATATTCTACGAACACCATGTCGTGAGCGTCTTTAAGAGGCCCAAATACATACATAAAGTTAGGTGAGCGAGCAACCATCTTATTCACCGCTTTCAGGCCAATGTAGCTCTCATGTATGTGCTCAAGCGTTTTATTTCTATGGTTGGCTCGTTTTCCTACTACTTGGACGCCATTCATAGTAAATCTATCTATTCTGCCATTTACATTCTTGAATATTGTATCATTCCAAGTTATATCATTGATGTTCTTTGATCTAATAGTTTTCAATATACCGTCCAGTGCACCCACACACCGTGGAGTAGATGGTAATGGGTATCCATAAACGATATTAGTAAATTTAGGGATTGTAGGCGATCCTTCTTTTATTTCGTTGAAAAGCTGTTTTTCTTCATCCTCCACTGCCCATATCGTGAGATCTGGTAAGTACTTGTAAGGTTTCGTCTTCCTGGATATCTCCCATAATTCCTTTTGGAGGAAATCCAGAATTCCTTTCGTGTCTAGGTACTTGTCGTAGAATGCTCTCGCGTTTTTGGCGATAAGCGCGCATTTAGAATCATTCGCCTTACACCATTCTATCTGAGGAACGAGGTCGCTTAAATCTTCTTTGATGGGAACATAATGTTCATACGCTCTTAGTAAGGGATAGTACCACATTTGCCATTGAGATTCGGCTAACATGACTACAGATCCAGAAGACAGTTCGTAAGACAACCGATAAGCCGCCACATGTCCTTCTAATGTGATGATGTATTTATACTGGCTTTGTTCTCGAAGATTTAACCCGTCAACCTTTGGGTACTTCCCTCGCTCAATAGTTTGTAAATATTGAGCGTTTTCAAGCTTACGAGGCCTCAGATTCCATTTAGTGATGCCTACATCCATTATGTCTTTATGATTAGAGCCTATATCAATGACTTTAAGACGTTGGTTAGTGGAAGCAGTGACTCCCGATCCAGTGGTTGCTCCTCTGAATACAGCTTTATCAATCTTCTCCACCCATTTTATAGGTTTGATGTCCGGGTACTCTCTGCACGAATTAGGGAAGACAAGTCCTGTCTTCTGGTATGTCGCTCGAGCCCAGTCTTCATACGTAGGGAATGCGATATCCGCGTGCATCTTGGTAGACGATCCAGAAAGGATCGGAGCGTACTTGTCATAATTATGAGATACGAGTGGTTGATGTTTGGTACCCCAGATGTGATTGTACGGCTCGGTACTATCAACCTTCAATAGAGGATAATCACGTCTATTTATGAAGAATTCTATATCAGGTACTTCACGTTCTTCACATAGGGTCCTGAACATATCCAACAGAGCGACCTTGTTGTTTCCAGAAGCTGTTGCTACTGTATCTTCGGTTGGGTCTACCTCATACCTGATAAGAGAGTTGTTGGCTACCCATTCATCGAAAGGTTTGATTTGTTGTCTATTTGGTCTATAACCTAATAATTTCGAGACATAGTCAAAAAACTCTTGAACTGATCCATATTTAGGATCTATCTTTAGGATGTGTCCGAATTCATTTTTGTAATGGGCGTTCTCTAATGGGAGAAATGTTTGAAGTTTATTGTTTGCTATGCGTACAAATATTCCTTTCTTGAATTTATAGAAGATATAATTGAATGTATTCGCGATCGCTCGTGAGTCCAGATTTCGGTTTTTATGCCATATCTTATTTGGAGGAATTACACGCTTACATTCAAAAATATTATCTTTAAAAGATGGTTCTGGTTTTAATTCTAAATCTTTTCGTATTCTTGATGCATTGAATTGATCAATGTCTCCTACTGTGTCCTGTTCGATGTGTTGATACCTAAAATTAGGTATTATTTTCTGGTTTACATAATGTTTACATTCCTCAACAGTCATTGGGTTGTTGGCCAATTGTCTCGGTTGAGGATCTACTCTAGCGACGAGTCGTCTTGGTTTGATCTGAAATTGATTCATTTTATTTTTATATGATAATCGATTACGAGCTTTTTTCAAGTTAAGAACTTAAATATAAAGATTGACCACAACTAAAAAGTAATACCTAACGATCTTTTCATATCATCTATGTCTTTATTAGTTGGGGCTCGACTATGAACTGCTTTATACATAACTTTATAATCTTCGATCTTTGCGTCAAACTTGCCTTTACAAGTCCTTAAATCCACTATCTTTTTTTTTACTATTAATTCTCTAAGTTTGTTGATCTCATCATTAATTAATTTTACAGCCAAATTACACTCAATTACTGCCGTATCCGCGTTTTCCAGTTGTTCACTCGTTGCATTGAGCATCTCTAGTTTCTTTACTCTAGTCTGCTCACATGATACACTAAATACAGATATAACCAGCAGAATAAACAAAACTGCTAATATTAACATAAGGAATTTATTCATTTTACTACCATTGAAAAATATTCATGATTGGTATTTAGAATCTATTTGTCATTTACAAAAGATGACGAGAGATACCGTAAATCGTTATAAAGCTCCTAATCGTATAAATATACTTCTCGACCTAGACAACACTCTCATATGTTCCTTGGCAAAAAATGAGGAGAAACCTATATTCAAACCAAGAATGAAGCAATTCAGATGGGAGAACATGGAAGGTGTTTATAAAGTATTTGAACGCCCAGGTTTACAAGAATTCTTAGATTTCTTGTTCGAAAATTTCAACGTAAGCGTGTGGACAGCGGCATCCAAGTCTTACGCTCTATTTATCATCGACGAGTTTATACTCAAAGGTCATCCAGAGCGTAAGCTTGATTATGTGCTTTTTTCTTACCACTGTAAACGGTCAAAGCGTCTCCAAGACACTCAGAAATCACTCAACATTCTGAAGGATGAATTTAAGTTACTTGATTTTGATATGGGTAGGACGTACATCATCGACGACCACCCCGAGGTGTACGACGCTCAGCCCGGTAACTGCATCAACATCAAACCCTTTGAATTTACAGAGCGTAAATCTTACGAGGATAGAGAGCTTGATCGTGAGATACGACCCAGATTAGAATCCCTCCTCAAATAAGCAAGAATGACTATAATATGACAACACGTATACATTTGTAATGAGATAAACAGCTACACTTGATTATGAAAAGATGTCAATAAATATATTATCACTTAACTCAGCAGTCCTAAAGCGAATGGAGAAGGAAGAGGTAATTAACGAGGAGAAGGCGCAGCTTTTAGACACTCTCTTACTAGACACGTCACACAGCTTGGACCCCAGTGTTTATGAAGAACTACAATATATCAAGAAATCCGTTCTTCATGAAAAGAAGACTGCTCGTGCTCTTTTTTTTGCGCGCACACACGCTCTCGTCGATGAGTATACATCAATCCTCAAGAAGCCTATTTCTCATATCAAAGAAAACAATCTACCAATATTGAGGAGAAAGAATGAACTTATTGTTAGTTTCCTAGAAATAGTCAGACAGATGAGTAAAAATAAAGCATGGAGGGATTTCGACGTACCCGCCAATCCCGAGAAGGTAGATATCATAGATTTATGTTCGTATTGTCCATCATGTGAGAACACAGATGAAGATCTTTTCGAAATAGATGAGTTCAATAGAAAAACATGTCTCAGTTGCTCTACACAGCAATACGCGATTGAGGCCGGTATCACACACAGGGATTATACGCGCGTCAATATAGTAGGTAAATTCATTTACAATAGGGTACTTCACTTCCAGGATTGTATAAAGCAGTACCAAGGAAAACAGAATTGTAAAATATCACAGAAACTATATCATGACCTAGATGCTAAATTCGTTGCCTATAGGTTACTCATAGATGGCATGAACGAAGACGGCACACCTCTTCCAAATCATATAAGATATTCCAAAATTACACGTAACCACATAATGATGTTTCTCAAGGAACTGCGGTATACAAAGCATTACGAAAACGTAAACTTAATATACTTCACACTGACCAACAAGCGAGTTGACGATATTAATCATCTCGAAGACCGTCTCGTTGATGATTTTAAAGAATTGGTATCGCTCTATGATGACATACATGGTAAAGACAAACAAGAGGAACTAGATAGGAAGAATTTTATGAATGTGCAATATCTTCTCTTCCAACTACTGAGAAGGCATGGTCATCCATGCAAAATAGATAATTTCACTATTCTCAAGACAGTCGATAGGAAGCTTTTTCACGACACAATATGTAAAAATTTATTTGATAAGTTAGGTTGGAAGTTTACTCCAACATTCTAAATAATTCATTACCACGATGTGGTAATGAATTAATCCTTTTCTAAATGATTTTCTACATAGTCAAATGGATACTCCTTTCCATTTTGAAGCCTGAGGATTATTGTATCTCGTTCCATCTCACGTACTATCTCTGTTCCGGGTTTGTGAATTGAAACTACTCCAAGTAGACTTTGGTCTATTTTCTTTGGCGTGTTAGTCTGTACAGCTATATCATGGAGCCTGATGCTTTGATCTAGGATAGATTTTATAGTCTTATTACATACGGCTCCATTGTTCACGCCTTCATCACAATCTATAATCGCGACTATTCTCCTTGAATTGCTTTTAGGCTTCTTACTATACATATTAATGAGGTCGTTCATGGATGACATACCCAGACGGATAGATCTATCCCAATCGAAGTAAACCACCACTATACCTATGAATGTAAATACAATGGTGAGAATGATAAGCCACCTTTTCATTTTATCTTAAGAATATAAATCCTATAGAGGCATCAATGCTGTATAGACCGGTTCACCATTCACTAGATATCCCAATACGAGTCCTGGTACTGCTCCCACATAACCAGTCAGATTTGTGATCTCTTCGGTATTTACATATGAATACACATCCACTTTACCTCCAAATTCAACATCATCTAAAGACCCATCTTCATACGCGTTGTACCCATATCGATCCCAAAACTTGACCAACTCAGTAGCTATGGTTAGACCAGATTTTTTAATTACTCTGTCTCCCTCTTTATCGTCATAAATAGGTAAGATATTTTGAGCTAGATATATTTGGTTACCAATCACGTGGTTGTACATGAAATATGGTTGGTAATGATTTATCCTCACAGTTTTGGTCACCGTGTTATTGGTTTTATAGCTTTCGATTAGACCCCTCACAGCTTCAGGGCTATCTAACGTGAACTGAGAAGCGAACTCATCGAAATCAGAGATCTCATCGTAAAATCCATCAATGTGAGCTTTATCTTTATAAGTAAATAATTTATCAAAATATGTATTCTGGTATAATCTGAGCATATACACCAATCTAATAAGCATCTCCTTAGATGTAATGATTACTTTTGTACGTTTGTCCACGAACTGTGAATCTATTGAGTATTTCGGTGAGAGGTTCCTACTAGTAAACACGTGTTCCGGTTTGATTACCAAATGTTTATTGACGAATTTGACGAGTTGTTGTTCATTCAAAGGCTCTGTGGTATATCCGTTCGCGTGCATGAAGTGAGACAAGAAGTAGAGTCCGTATTGGTAGATGATTTTTGCTATCTTCTTATTGTGATTGAAATGTGATATTATAGTCTTCGAAGGCTTCATAATTTCATTATGCTCTTCTTGATCATTAATAATTAATACGCTCTCTAACCTACCTGGGTCATCACATAGGAATGTCACATTTAGATCCCCTTTACTCATAGTCGCCACTACCTCACGCACACGTCCTGATATTACGCGTTGCTTCATGAAAGTAATTGTGTTAGTCTGTCCGAACATCTTCAGAACTGTTAAAGATGTTCTGAAGATTTGGGTAGCAATGGGGACGTTGTAAGGAGGGAGTGGGTCAGACACCATTGTGATCATACCGTTGTTGTACTCAATATTGATCACTCTACATTTACCATAAATATCTATAATCTGAGACTTTACAATACCTTTATCCTTCGTATTCATCCTTGGAATGGCTATAGATGGGAGCATCATATTATGGCTGAATGATCTATTGAGATTCCTAAAAACCTTCCACATTTTATCTACAATTATATCATACGGTGGGAACGCTACATCCATATTATTCAGGACCTTGATGTCGGGGGTTTTGGCCCTGGTGATTAGCTCACATTGAATCTCTGTGATGTCCGAATCGTTTGTGTTTATGTCGTGTTGGTAGATGAATATAGTCGTACGTGTCGGTTTTATCTTATAGTATGCCTGGGCGTGTCGAGGCACATGCATTGTACCACTCGGATCCTTATCACTAGCTGATAATACGAAAATATCACAATTGAAAACGAGTTCGAGAACGTGCCCGAATTCGAGGGCGTTTAGGTTTGAATTGATAAATTTGTCCATGATATTTGCTATAGTGTCATCGTAGAATTCTTGCTTTGCAGCCATCGCGTTCGCCTCTGTTGCGATCTCTTTCCTCTTACGTTCTACTATAGGTATTCTGTTTTCTACATTGAGGTACTGGATATTGTCTATGTTCATTGCAAGCATAACACACTCAATTAATGAGCTTTTGGTTATATTTGAACCAATTCTTATAAACTGATATTCCGGGTTCGGCTCAATAAGAGAAAAGAGCTCTTTGATATTTTGAGGCAACTCCCCTGGCACCCCAGGAGCCATTGTCTTGCCGGAACTAAAGATGTCTTGTGCCGCGCTGTTCTTTAGCTTCAATTGATTTTGAGAGAAGTAGTACTTATATTTTGTCCCCTCTCTATCCTGATCCTTTGTGTAGCAGCAAGGTATGTATGGAAATTTCCGTCTATTCTCGAGTGTATTATCCCTTAAGCCTGGATAAGGATGTGTTTTGTGATCGCATATATAGTATCGTTTTACACTCTCTCCGTGAGCAGGGAATTCCATGACTTTTTTCTCTCCCGTGCGTATGTACTTTTCAGCTTGTTCTTTAGTAACAATTATCGGTCTCTTGAGACATTTTCTCGAATACGTGGGTAAGAAAATATCTGGAGCGATTGCTCTCAGTTCGAGCTTTTCAAGCTTTCTAGGTCTTATTATTAATTTACTCTCTTCGTTTTTAAGGAAATCGGGTCCTAAGTATTTCCTATAATCTGAAAGAATGAGATCTCTTTCGTTATTGTAGAGTGTGAATAGTCTTCCTAATATCTTTTGGTACTTTAGTGAGTCAGCTATTGTTTTTGCATCTACCCTAACATTTATATAGTAACTACCTTCATCCTCCATTCCGTACATATTAGCTTTGTCTGTTTCCTTCATTGTTATACTCAGAATATCGTTGGTATTAAGTACGTACGTGTACGCGTTCATTTTAATCTTGGACGCTCTTATTGACTCGTTCAGGGCTATGATATTATTAAAAAAAGAATTATTCATACAGAGCTCAGCCCAAACGGGTAAGAGAATTGTCTGATTAGGGTACACTATTGACCCACGTATAGAAATCTCTTCGACTCGTGTGATCATTCTTCTGTTTAATTCTGGGATGCTCTCGAGAACTCTATCAATATATACTTCACGTGAGACGTTACGGTTTCCCACTTCCATGTTTAACGTAGCTACGATTTCATTGTTAATTATTGTGAAAGCAGCGTCCGTGTATTTCCTATACTTGTTCTTTCGCTGCCTCATATCAGATGTAACCTCTCCATTTACTTTTAATAAGATTACGTTCGGTGTCTCTAGTTCTAACCAGTCAGGATTCGGGGTGAAATCATGAAAAATCTTATAAAATGGCCCCATATTCGCGTATGGGGCCATCTTGGTTACGGTGAGAGAATTAAAAAGCTCGGCGACTGTAATTGAACCGGTGGATGATGGAGTGAAATAGATGTTGAACTGGGCTATGGACACCTCGTACTCGGCAGTAGCGATTGATGGTATGTTATCAAATTCTTCAAATACACGAATTGTTGAATCCACCTCTTTACGGAGTTTCTCCACATTATCCCTCATCTTTTTCCTTATATTGTCCCTATCCTTCCAAATAGCCTTTACATTAAGTAAAGTAAGACCTGTAATTGCAAAGGTTAAAAACGCCTCAATTTCTTTCTCTGTGTTGTTAGCGGCGTTAGTTATGTCGTGTGTAGCTACAAATAACCTTTCAGCTTCTTCTCTACTAACCTTTGCGAAATCTATTTCTTCCTCTGGAAATTTAGTTAATTTTGAATTCAGCACAGGATCCAGTGCATTTGTCACAGATAGGTTACCTTTATGTGATGGGCTCTTAAGATCGGGGGTGAACACGAGATATTTAGGTAACGTGTTTTTAGATACAGCTATCCTGGTTTTGATAGTGTCTACAGTATCAGATTGATAAACCTTGAAGTTTTTACCATTTATCTGCATATTTTACTCACGCAGGAAAGCTTTTATGCTTCATTACCTCTCGGGGTAAAGAAGTAAATGAATAGTCATTTATTGTGAGCATTTCCATATTTTCGTCCAGATCTGAATTAGAATCTCCTAATGTTATTTCTGTAATTCTAGTTGTCAAGTCGTCGATATCATCACACACGCATATATCCTTGAGAAATGTTATTAAATTATCAAAATACGATAATGATATAAATCTGTAAAGGTTGTACCTATCATTGACAGAGATCCATCTCCTGATCTCCTCGATCATGTTATTATCGTTCATCATGATCTCGATACCGTCACACTCCATGGAAAAATACCCCTTATGCCACTTTACATTGTGCGTTATATAATGCACCGTCTTCCAATAATTGACTATGTAGAATTGATTGTCCTGGGTGCGTGTGTTGTTGAATTGTTTCATGCGCCGATTCAAGCTGACAGTGAATCCTATTTTATATCTATCCTGATTCTTGTACAAATCTGTACTTATCACATTATCACATACACATAACTACTATTCATACTTATTAATATTGGTCATTTTATCCTTAAGCGTTTGGCTCTTTCATATTGGGTTCGTTCATGCTTGGTTCATTCATGCTACGCTCTGTAGTGTTGGTCATGTTGTTGATCGTGCCTAGTAGGTTTGTACCAGTCTTTTTGAATATCATTTTACTAATTACGAAAAGAACAATGTTCATCGTGAGCATCATGAATAGTCTAATTTCAGGAGACCATTTACTCCCAGATGGAACATAGCTTTTTTCTGCCATTTCGACCAGAAGTTGATCGTAAGTATTCATGGACATAATTTGTTGTTGCGCGAAACCCTCCATATCGAAATTAATTTTTCCTAATGCCACCTCACACCCCATTACGAAGACTATCATGTACCTCTTCCAGTTCTCGACTGATGAATCTAGGGATAGCTTCTTAGTGAGCATCTCGTATTTTTGAGACATTAACTTAGGATCGGAATAGAGCGTAAATTCTGGAATGTTGGCGTTTGGATGCATTCTTCTCAACACCTCATACTTGAAATAAACAGCGTTTCTCTCCTTTTGAGTATCTTCGTCGTCCACATAATTATATGCATTATTGATAACAACCTTCTTCTTTTGATGAAGCTCATGAAGCGTTGGAGGATCTGTCTCTGCCTGATTATCTTCACCGAGCAACGTATTGAGTTGATCTTCTATTTTTTGAGCTGGATCACCAATCTTAATAACATCGCTTTCATTTCCTTTTTCTTGTTGATAATCGGTTTTTATGTCTTCTACTTGTTCTTCCATAGGTTTAGGCGGGGGTGGAGTGTAGAACTTATTGAGTAGCTCACGACGTACCTTTGTTTTGTTTTCAAATAGTTCAAGGTAAAGAGTGGGCATCCTTGGAAAGTTCTTATGGGGAAGTGCACGGTCATAATCATCAAGAGGAATACGTTCTATGAGTAATTCTCCCATTTTGAACCTGAGGTGGTCTTTGTTAACCCTTTATAGCGTTGTTACATAATCATTTACCCCTGGGGGTAATTGATCATTACACTTACGATTGTTTCAGTTTCAAATAATTTTTAAATGGGTAAAATCTCTTGAGAGCGTAATCAAATACAAACACTTGTGATGATATCATACCTATACGTGAGTAAAAGTCATCAATCATATCTAGTTCTTCTATCAACGTGAAGATAATTACGAGTTGCATTAAGACGAGTAGTATGAGCTTAATATTACTCCCCTCTTCTGGATCTACCTTTTTATATATAAAAATAGCTAACCATTCAATAACCATTCCTATAAAGAACCCAAACGAAAATTTTACTACATTCTGGATTACCATTTTTAAATAGAATAATTAGTTTGTCCTACCAACAGCCCATTTTTTTGGTGTTTTATATGGAGGATTACGCGATGTTTCATACAATGGAGATACACGCTCTTCTATCATCTTCTCCCAATCGCTTGGACGCTCCTTCTTCATTCTCTCATCAAAAGGAAATGAACCATCAGGATTTCTCTTTACATAACTCCCCCATTTTGGACCATTGTCTTGGATACCTTTACCTATATGTGCACTTGAATTACTCATTTTTCTTATTCGTCTTCATTCTTTTAAGATTTTTTTCAATTATTTTTCTTGTTCTAGTTTCTTATAAAATTCAAGTGCCTTAGGATGAGCAACGAAAGAATCTTTTGTAGCATTCTTAAGGAATAGATTATTTACATCCTTTACTCTAGACAACGCGACATAAGCCTGACCGTACTCAAACACTCCTCTCAGATTAATAATGGCGGAATCCAATGTCATTCCTTGGCTTTTATGTACAGTAATTGCATACGCTAACTTGAGAGGGAATTGCGAGATGTATGCTATAACTTGCCCATCCCGTTTGACCTCGTAATTATGCCGATGTATACTCATTTCTGTAGCTTCCGCGTTGGCAAATTTAACGATAGGTATATACTTAATACTTTCTTTTCCATCATTTACGATTTTATATTTAGTGAACCTCATCACTACACCCCTACTTCCATTAACAAGGCCTAACTTTACATCAATGTTCACTAGGAGCATAACCTGCGCTCCAACAGATAAATATAACACTGGTTGAGTATTACACAATTTTGAGACGTCTTTGAAAATATACTTATGTGAACGAGAATCGTAGATGTCGCTGTAAATAATCTTATATTTGTATTTATGAATCTCTTCTGATGGTAGCTTATATAGTTTGGTCTGGTTAATATTATCCACATCCACGTTTTCACAAAGAATTCGTGTAGGCTTAATACCCATCAACCGCGTGTGAGTATTCTTTATACTTTGAGTGACGTACTCGAAATCGTCATCCGTCATCTCTCCGAATCTAGCTCTATTCAAACAGGCTTGAAATTGTTTATTGCTCTGTCTCATTATAGTGGTCAAATTAACTATTTCAAACATACATTCTTTCCAAGCATTACTCTCAAAACAAAAATCACCATTGATGCAAGGCAGCTGTAGAAAATCACCACAAAAAACTAGATGTATACCTCCAAATGGGTCGCTGCGATTACGTACACGCTTGGAAATCTTATTGAGCTTGTCGAAAAGATCTGATGATAACATACTTACCTCGTCTATAACTAAGGTAGTAGTGGATAACCACTTGTTCTTTATCTTTCTATTGTAATTGATCTTTTTCACGAGGTCATCTTCTGATTCTTTACCTAATCCTATACCAAGATATGAATGTAGGGTTGTGCCACCTATGAGGACGGCAGCGGCTCCAGTCATTGCTGTTACGCCGATGTTATCCATTGTGTCTTTAATTCTATTGATGATTGTAGTTTTACCAGTACCCCCAGGGCCTGTGATCATAACATTTTTCCCTTTCTCAATAGCACTCATCGCGCGTATTTGATCATTAGTAAACAACATCATTTATTTCTAACTATAATCAATAATACTTAAGATTCAAATATAATATGTCTATTCATCATCGATTGCGTGAACCAACTTACCAAAAATACAGCAATCATCGTTAAAATAATTGTTGTATATTTAGCTCTAAAAACGATAGTTAACGCACCAACCAACAATGCTAATATAAGTGGCCACCATTTTAATACACACTCTGATAATATATATAATCTTCCTCTTCCTCTTCCTCTTCCACCTCCACCACCGCTTCTTTCATATTGAAGCTTCATTCCTACCCCTACTCCCTTCCTCAGACATGATGTGGGTGTTCCCATCTGCTTACCATCAGGAAGTGGGCCTGTTCCACAGTAAGTGTTGTCCGCGATGATAGCCTGATAGTTAGGATTGAAACTGGATATATCGGCATTAAGTCCTTGTCCAATCCCCTTTCTGAGACATTCATAAGATGTACCTATCCTCCTATTTCCTACTTCGAATAAATTGTTACCACAATAGATTCCTCGATTCATTTTATATATGAATTTTTACTTAGTGAAATTATGGTAGAAAATTAATCATGTCGTCATCTGGAAAGAACCCTAGTTCTTTATTTCGTATTTGCGGGTCGATCGTAAAATCGGAACAATTACCGGTTCATGAATTACCAGAAATAATACAGAATAATTTCAATAGTTCTTGTTGTTTCATGGCTCCGTATAAGACAGGTTTTTGGAAAAGTGAAGGTACTCATGTAGCAGCTGAAGCTGGTCACATAGATTGCCTCAGTTATGCTCGCGAGCATGGTTATACATGGGATTCCATCACCACTGAGCTGGCAGCCAAGGAAGGAAATCTTTCCACACTGGTGTATGCTCACAGCAATGGATGTCCTATGACGTCTGAATGCATTGACGCTGCCATGGAGGGTGGTCATCTTTCATGTGTTAAGTATGCTAATAAAAACGGGTGTAATTGGAGCGAGGATTCATTACTTATGGCCGCCAAAAACAACAACGTTGAGTGTTTCAAATATGGATATAATAATGGCGCTCCTTATGATGAGATCGTAATGCACATGTTATCGCCGGGTATCGATGATGAAATTATAGACTTTTTGTATACGAAAGGCCATAATCATCCACTTGTAAATAGAAGCAGTAGAGGACGTCGCCTCATTAGACGTTATTAGATTTTATTAGAGGGTCCGTCCTAGACGGACCCATTACTCTTCAGTGATTGGATCGCTAATCGCTAGAATTCATTACTGAAGAGTAATGAATTCTTTTAGTATACCTACTAGTAGTTATAACTTTAATCTATACCAAACATCCTATATGTAGTCCAAAACATCGCTGGTATGGTTGATCCTTGTATAATCCACACGTACCAATTTTCATCGAAACATTGGTGTAGCGCCACACATGCACCAATTGAAGATAAAAACGGGATACACACCGTGGTAGATATAATACCAGTTTTGTAAATCCATTTTATACTTGAGTGGATTGTATGTTCCATAATTAGGAAGGAAGATAAGAATGTTGTTCCAACTAAAGCCGATGTTATACATGTTGCATAACAAATAATCGGTGGAGTCAGCACCTTGATAACTATACCAAAATGAATGATATTTGTAAGTGTGAAAACTATCATAGTCGTGACACACTCTCGCATTTTATATTTTTCATGTCATACACATGCCAATCCTTACTCTGAATACTCTAGCGATGTATCATCTTTTTCACTACTACTGGTCCATAAAGCATTTGCTTTACATAATTCATATCCCTTGTCAAACATAGCAATCATTTCGTTATTACTACTCTCAAAATTAAAGAAATTAGCCTTAAAATTTAAACTAATAATATCACATTTGGTTCTATCTATTTTATCATTTGTGACAGTTGTGATAAAGATCTGAAAAACTTTCCACATAAATTCTATATTACCAAAGTCATTAGGGCTGTATTTGCGTTGGGGGTTGCTTGTCATGACTCCGAGACATTTTTTTCCGATCTGCTCCCCGTATTCTATCGCGAAATTATCGACTAAACCACCATCTAAATACGCCTTATCATCATATATATATGGTTCGAATACAAGTGGAAAATTACTACTCATACGAATACCGTGGATGACTGGGAGATCAGGGTATGTATCTGAAGATATGTATTCACGACGGTCGTTTGTTAGATTATAGGTAACGAAGACGAGTCTTTTACCCGTCTTCTCTACTGAACGCATAGTCGGCATGTACCCTATTTTTTCGATAATAAGCTGTTCGAGACAATTTTTTATAGGTTCAAAACTCATGAGGGGTTTGCCCATGAGAAGCATGTTTGATATATTGAATTGAACCATCTTCGTGTATACTTTCTCAATGCAGAGATATATGAGAATTTCGATAGGTTGGTACCCAATTAATAGCAATAGTGACAAGATAGCTCCTGAAGACGTACCTATGTAATTTTTTATGTCTTTGATGTATCCATGGTCAGTTAGATATTGAAGCGCCCCAAGCGTCACAATGGCATTAGTAGAATTACCTGAAAGGATGAGAGTGTCGTAGTTTTCGTTAGAATCTTCCATTTTATGGCCAGACCAATTCCCCTAACTCCCTAATCTTCTTCTTCATCAATCGTGTATGTAGTTGAAAGGTCTGTGGTTCGTGTGCGTTGCGGGACTGAATAATCAAACGTAAAATTCATCTGTGTGTACGTCTCTCTCTTAATGAGATCGTTATTAACGCTAGTTATATTACCATCTTTATAGCTAATATCTGTCGGCTTAATCATCTTCAGGATGAGAGCCAAAATCAGGAGATTACACACTACCATCTTTTGAGATCTAGTAAGGTCTGGTAACGATGCGGTATATTTATAAATGAGGTAGATTTTATCTTTCTTCCTTGCGGTGTGCCATGATTGTCGTGTGTCCTCTATACGCGTTCCTAAACGCGTAAAATCGTTCGCTTCCCACAGCTTATCGGCCAGATCACGACGTGCTTTATCTGAATAAACGATCGGTATTACAAATTCTCCGTTAGGTGTGATAAGTATATTCTTATCATTACGCTTAATCACGTGAATCCCGTGGCCAAAAGCTAACTTTTGTAAAAATTTCTGTTTGTATGGTTCATTATGGTAGTGTTTACTACACTCAATAAAAAAAGGGAACACGTTCATTTATAAATAGAAATTTTGAATTTAACCCCCTAACGATATGGAGTTTATAAAAAATGTCTGTTAACCTTATTCTTAGCGGTCTATCAGACCATGATAAGAAAGGTATTGTTAAAAAATTAACTATACAATGTATGACAACTGAAGATATTGAGCTGTTCGATATTGTGAAAGAAGCATCAGAACGATATTTAACTCTCCCATTCAGTTTTGCACGATCGTTCATCACTCCTTCATCTAAAGATATTAAAGACCTAAAACCAATTGGTTTTACTGGTACTCTTCGTCCTCAGCAACAACATGTGCGTGACGCTGCAATCACCAGCCTCAACAAAACAGGGTCTATCGTGATTTCAGCTGAGCCGGGTTTTGGTAAAACAATCACATCCATTGAAATGATATGTTCCATCGGTGTTCCTACTGTTATCTTCGTTAAACAGGCTATGATCACGGACCAATGGAAAGATGCTATTTCCAAATACGCGCCTAATAAGAAGGTATATAACATAACATCTAACAAACCGTTAGACCCCAACGCAGATATCTACCTCATGAATCCAATCATATTAAAGAAACCAATTAATGAAACCCGTTTCACTATGGATGATTTTATCCATATCAAATTAGTAGTAGTGGACGAATTACACCAAATTGTGACGAGAATTCTACATAAAGCGTTCTTCAAATTCCAACCCGATTTCATAGTTGGTCTCTCAGCTACTCCCTACCGCCCAAAAATGGACCCATTAGAGCCTGCGATAGGATGGTTCTTTGGAAATACTGTTGTTGGAAGTAAGCTATTCAGAAAACACACCGTATATTGTGTCAAAACAGGATTCAAACCAGAAACACGCATACAACCACATACAGGAAAACTAGACTGGTCTTCGGTTTTAACCTCCCAATCCGAAAACACCAAACGAAACCAAATCATAGTCGATGTAGTGCGTCTCTTTCCAGAAAGGACTTGGCTCATATTGGTCAAACGCGTTGAACACGCGAAGACGTTACAAACACTCTTTATTAAAGAAGGTGTTGAGAGCGAAACCATTATGGGGTCATCCCATGAATTTGATAAGTCAACAAAGATCCTTATTGGCACGACACCTAAGATCGGTGTAGGATTTGACCATTCCCCAATTGACGCGTTATGTATGGCCGCCGATGTACTTGAGTACTTTGAACAATTCCTTGGTAGATGTATGAGGCGTCAAGATGTAGAGCCAATAGTTATAGATTTCGAAGATAATTTTAACCCACTTATTAAACACCTCAAAAGTAGGATACATAAGTACAAAGAACATGGAGGAGAAGTCAATAACCTCACTCTCAAAGACTCTAATAATTATTCAGTGTCATCCATAGACAAACCAAAGACGAAAGATGTTAAAGAAACAAAAACTACAATAAAAATACCTAACCGTCGTAGAACAAATAATAATTAATTTCTATCTTCATTACTCCTTAGGAGTAATGAATTAACGTGAAACTCTAGCAGAGCCTCGGAACTGACGGACCCATGCATGACGACGTCTTGTTGGAGGAAATGCCGCTGACAGGCTATAAGCCTAACAGGAGCGGTTAAGTAAGTAAGTATTCCTAGCCGCATCGTATCGATCAGTAAGATTATTATCATTTTTACTTGATGCCCATAAAGCGGCGATATTACGTAATGTGATTTTTGGATTTTTGTCACGTTCTTCCTTACAAAAATATAAATACTTGGACTTGAGATGATTATCGTTCTTATTGACTTCCTTTTTCTGCATCGCATCCTTTTCATTTGTATAACGCTTCTTATCAGCTTCTGCTAGTTCGGAAATGCGTTTCTTCACCTCATTATCTGGAAATTGCTTGAACTGCCTCCATCTATGACCAAGCTCACAGGTAACCGTATGTATATCAATTTTGGTAGTCTCATCGCCTCGCGTAAGGAGCTCCTTACGCATTTCTTCCTGAATGACTGGGCGCGTCTCTTCACAGAAGTATATGTATTCGCTCTTCGGACGAGGAGGATGGTTGGGTTTATCCGACTTTTTAAGAGCAATTTTGAGCTTATGAAGGTTGGTTTTGGTCTTCCACTCCTCAATCAGCTCTGGGTTAGAGAATTTACTTGTATTCAAAAAAGCAACCACTATTTTGTTTACAGTGTGATAATGAATGTTCTCTTCCTTCACCATTTTGTCTTAACAAAAGGTTAATATTTCTTAAGTCATTAATAACCTGTTAAGTGATTATATGTTAATACGAGTGAATATTAGCACTTGAATCATTACTCCTAGGAGTACTAATTTTTATTATTCTTCTTGACTGAGGAAAGGTTCTAAATTCTTACGTGTTTTCTTAAGAAGATTAGCCAGTCTACCGCGTTCATCTGGAGATTGGATCGTTTTCATGGGTTTGTCTATGCATCCTACGAAGAACGGCCTAACGGCCTGTCAAATGTGATCAGGTCGTTGAGTAGGTATACGTTTGAGCCTTGGAATGGTATTGTTTTTGGGATATGTTGTCCTTCTGTTAGACCGGCCATGTTTACATATTCGGTTGTTTTTGGAAGAAAAATCAACTATTTGTGAAATGTTAAAGGGTTAGAGATCCAATAATGAAAGAAAATGGTCAAAACAATTGCTATCAAGGAACTTAATATAGATTCCATTAGACCCAATGCTGAGAGTCTTAAATCTAATTTAGGAGGTTCTAAAATTACAATTATTGGGAAGCCGGGTTCAGGTAAATCCGTTTTGATTAAACACCTCCTGTATGCTAAGAAGCACGTCATCCCCACAGGTCTCGTCATCTCCGGGTCTGAGGACAGTAATAAATTTTACTCGCGTATCTTCCCAGACTTATTCATCTACGATAAGTATAAGAAGAGTGTTATCGAAAATTTTAGTAAGCGTCAGCATTTAGCAAAAAAACATCTTTCTAATGGATGGGCCGTGCTTGTGATGGATGATTGTATGGATGATGTTAAGATATTCAACGACCCGCTACTACAAGGGCTCTTTAAGAATGGACGTCACTGGAACATGCTTGCAATTTTCGCAAATCAGTATGTTTTCGATTTTAAGCCTAACATAAGGACCAACATTGATGGAGTGTTCATATTCAGGGAGCCTAATCAGAGTAACCGTGAAAAAATCTACAAAAATTTCGCCAGTATCATACCATCATATACAATTTTTTGCCAACTCATGAATGATATTACTACTGATTATACATGCCTCTACATCAATAACCAAATTCAGAGTAATGAATGGACTGATTGCGTCTTTTACTTCAAAGCAGAACAAGTGCCCGATTTTAAGTTTGGTTGTGATGATTATCTACAGTTTGCAGAAACACGTCAACGAGATGAGGAATAAATGTTATAACATTTAGAGGTTTATTTAAAAATTCTGTAACCCCGAAGGGTTACGGACACGTTATTTATTTAAAATCAGTCAATAGAACCATTTTCACACCTAGTTTTCTTGCTTTTTTCATCTTCTCAGTATCTTTCTCAAATGATTTACATACTAATATGTCGCATTCTTTCGTTACAGACGACAATACGTTATACTTATTTTCGAGATCCTTATCTCTGAATCCCGAGAGCGCTATTTTACAACGTTCATCGTTTTCAGCCTCTTCGAATTGGAGACCGTTATCTGAACACATTTTGATGAAAAGTGTCATCTTTGGAAAGAATAGGACCACATTTTCTGCCATTTTGTCGAACCCGGCTACGTTACGGACATCCTCAACCGTAGGAACCGTTCCCCAATCCCCCGATCTAAGCGTTGGAAGACTTGCGAACAAGTTCTCTACTCGTTTAGCCCCGAGCCCGAAACCGAGTACTCCTGAAGCACCTACAACTGAAGATACTTTTAATTTTCTATTTTTCATATCGTTTAAACCAGTAATTATACGATCTGCTGATTTATCTTTGAATACAGGTTGTAGGTCATTCTTCGAGCAGTTTATCATTTTGAATAAAGTATTCAATCCACAGTCGGTATACATCTTTTCAATAGTCTTAGTGCTTATGTATTTGACCTCCATTTTTGAGAAGAAATTGATCAACGTTTTTATTTCAATAGCTTCATCGTTTTCATCTTCCGCTTGTAAATCGACGCCATTCCATGTTGAGCCGGGTAACGTCATATTATCGGTCGGTTTCACTACTGATACGATGTATGGGATCACATCTCCCGACCTCACACATACTATTTGAGCTCCTGGCCCTATTTTGTTATCTAAGATATACTTGGCGTTATGGCCACTACATTTTTTTATTGTAACACCGGAGAGCTGTACGGGTTCTATATTCACAACTGGTTTGAGTAAACCCCATCTACTGATATCCCATGTTATTTTTGTAACGGTGGTTACAGCCGTCTCTAGGTTTATTTCCTTCTTAAATGCTATTGAATATTTGGGGTTGCCACTAGTATTGCGAGTATACATCCTATCTTCAGTTACAACAAGTCCATCCATCTCAAATACACTTTTCCTAATCCAATCATTCAAAAGCTGTGTGAGTGACCCTATGCTCATATTAGAGCGCTTCATCTCAATCCAGGGAATAGATGTATTTTGGAGCTGTTCCGATGCAGGACATTGGGTTGACAATCCTGAAATGATGACCTCATAAGGGATGAATGAAATGTCCGATATGATGTTTACGTTTATGGTTTTTTTACCAAACTGACCTGCCACGAGGTTACGTGGATTTTTAAAGATATTTTTATATTTGATATCGAAGATGTTTTTATCCATAATCAGTTCTCCTCTTACATACACATCCATATCATGAGACTGGTCCCGTTCACATTCTGGTATCGCGTCGATCATGAGATTAAGTGTCTTTTTAGCGCTTACTCTTGCTTTATCGAGATTTAGATGTTTAATGAATCTACTAATATCACATCCTATGCGTCCGTTGCCTCGAGTGTAGAGCTTATTGTTCTCCGGATCATAGAGAGCGCTGATACCATCGAGTTTGGCACTGATAACGAAATTATCCGTGCGTGTTTTATCAAGCCACGTATTAAGGGTCTTTTCGTCGCGTTTTTTATCAAGCGACCCCATCCAAATAGGAAGCGTTGATGTTTGCCCTGTTTTTATGAACTCATGGGTAGATATATCTCCAAACGTGGCATCATATATATCATCATTCATTATTGGGTTTCCAGCCTCGTAGGCTTCATCCGCAATACGTTGAGCGTTTGACATTTGTTTTCTTTCATATTCTTAATACCAGAATTTCATATATTAAAGACTTATGATGGTTAGACGTGGAACAAAATGAGTGCGAATGATTACTTTTACGTCAAGGCAGATCCAGATCATCACGACCTCGAAGATATTTTCAAAGGAAAATATATAAAAAACCGCAAGGAGTGGCGATTTGAGAAAAAACGGGAAGAAGAGGTCACTCGATTTCTATACTGCTCGTCAAGTGAAAGTGAAGAAGAAATTGAAGATAAATTCATTAGAAGTGATGATGAAGATATAGATAACCTTCAAATATCAGCCGATGCTAAGGAAATGTTGAGTATGAAACGACGACAACGTGACAGACTACATAGAGCTAATTCATTCAACGCATCAGATTCATCAGATGAGGAATATGAAAGTATTGATGGGAGATATAGACGACCACGGGTCAGTAAACAGAAGATCGCAAAAGATGTAAACAAATTAAAAAAAGAGGTGGTTAAAATGGATATTAATGAAAAGAAAGAATGTAAGTAATGTATTTAAAAAAATTTAACCCCGAAGGGTTAAATTTTGATGGCTAAAGAGCCAATGGCCTAATAGAAAATGTTTAAATTAGAAGTTAGTCTGAGTCATCATCATCTGATTCCTTAATAATTTTCTTATTAGGAATCACCAACTCATCAAGACGCTTCTTTTCGATGGATCTATTTCTAAATCGTTCTGGTATAATAATATTACGCTTCACCTTTAGTTCTACGAATTCGCTGATGACAGCTTCGGATAGCTTAATTTGCAAACAAGGTTTATCACTTACAAACACACTATCAATCACTAATATGACAGTCGCTTTACAATTGATAGTCTTTTGTGATAATTTTTCAATTGTTTCTTCTTGGTCTAGGTCTACGACACCCTCTTCCGCATCTTCATCAAGCATGAGGAATCTACTTTTCATGAAGTTGTTATTGGTGACAACTTTGGCATTAACATAGACAGCGTCTATACCATTTTCTTGTTCTTTCCTCTTGACTACCTCCATATTTTCTACATTATCTAACCATTTCTTGGAGTCCTTATCCTTCTTATCCTTACCGAGGGCTTTGATCATTTCAGGTTTTCGCATTTCTTCTTTGACCTTCTCAGTGATCTTCTCTAAGATATCTATAGTCTCATTTTCAACTTTGATGTCAACGAGACTGTCCTCGCTGATATCATCACCTTTATTCTGATCCTCACGTAGCTTTCTGTTCACCATCGCAAACGACATCTTGTAGGGAGAGTTCGCGTCATACTTTGAAATACCATAAGAAAATAACTCAGATGTTTGAATTTTAAGTAGCCCCAATTTACTTTTACTTTTACTTTTACTTTCATTTTCAAAAAGATACTTAACATTTACCCAAACACCCATTTGCCCTTTAGCTGGAAGGTTAGTAGGTAATTCAACGACGATATTATTAACATTGAATTTATGGAATGATTCATTTTCTTCTGCTGAAATAACGTTTATTTTAGACATGATTCGGCTTTATCTTTTCTATCATTCTTGCTATCCATAATTCATTTTTTTCCGTAAATCTGATGAACGGTTTAACAGGACGTATGTGAAAACAAAAGATGGAATTCGATACCCTTGTAGAGTTTTTTACATTTCTTAAATACGCCAAACGTCGATATCCTATGATAGTCACGTATGTCAAATATCTTAATAAGATCAAGAATGAGGAAGATAAGAATATAGAAATTGAGCACTTCAAGAAATTTTTGATAGATAACCAACGCCTTACCAATAAGGAGCTTACATCTTTATTTTTTAAAACCGGTAAGACATCTCTCACTCTAGCAATGGCTAATTTCATAAATATTCCTATCGAAGAGTCTGAATCTTTCTGGGATGAAATTTTAAAGGTTGAAAGAGTCGTATTCCCTAACGGTAAGCCAACCCATATGGAAAGTTCTACTGGTTCTACTGGTTCTACTGGTTTTACTGGAGCAATGGCTGCCTTCCAAAATAACCCCTTGATGTCCGATGTGATTGAACAAGTAAAAAATATGGGTGATTTAGACATCACAGACGTCAATTCCCTCATGGAAAAACCTGGATTCCAACAAATCGTAAACAATATTAAGAGTAACCTACAGAGTGGGAAATATAGTATAAAGGATTTAACAGGTACTGTATCTGATGTTATAAAAGGCGTGCAGCACGAGCTCGATGATGAAACAAAAAATACACTCAAAGTTGTCACCGATACGATGGACGCTGTTGAACGTAATGAACCAGTGGATATGAATAACCTCATGAATATCGTTTCTAATCTTAAACTCGATACTCGATAACAGCAATAAAAAATCTCCACTCAATTTATTTAAGAGACCTCATCAACGCCTCGGTATTCCTAGCCCCATCTCTGTTCGCTAGGAACTGTGACATCCAACCATCTAATTACCTCCACATGTACTTGTTATACAAAGCTCCACAATCGAAATAGAGTTAGAGGTTCCAAATATTTTTAAAATTTATAAAAACAACTATTCCATACTTATAACCCCTAGGGGTTATAAGAAATATTATAAGAAATAGTCAAGACCAAGACTGTGAAAAACAATTTTCAAATAGTTCTCTTTCATCAACGAACTGCGGTTTTGAACGTTTCCAGAGGGAAATTTCAGACTTATTTTCGTCATAACCTTTCCATTGAGTTCTCATCACTTAAGCTTTCATATAAGTCGTCCCATTTTTCTACGTCATAATCTGGATCGTAGGCATCGTTGAAGAACAAGGATCGGACAATATATTCTTTGCATTTCAAAGAGTAAAGTAAAATCCCAAAGAGTAAAGTAAAATCCAATGATATATACTCTATAAGTGATTCAACATCTATAAGTGATTCAACATTGTCAATTCTGAATCTGTGTCATTTTCTGGCTCTTGATCGATTTCCTGTTCGATATCCAAACTCCACGCCATTAAACGCCCGTTACGGGGACATGCTCCACATGTTTGAGAGTATGGGTTGCATGGACCACCACAACAACAGCATGTACCAAATTCAGGCTCCTCGAGTATCATATCATCATGGTCGAGTCTATCCTGGTATTTGTCAATGAGGTCCCATTTCTTGTTTGACGTTATTGATTCATAACCCTCAAGCTTATTGAGACATTCGTATATATCATCCGTTATCTGAGTGACCAAATGAGGTGGGTATTTACCATTGTTTATAAGTATGTTGCTATGATCTTGATGCGAAAGATCGATAGGAATAAGCCTATTATACTTATCCATTACACAGTCTTTACCAATACCAAAAAGGAATGCAAAACTACATATTTTCATGTACTGGGTCTTAATGTTGTTCTTGATAATTTCGCTGATATCTTCTGATGCATCGATATCAGCGAGATTATTCTCGTTGAAAGACTGTGTGTATGCGATGCAGTAATAGGCGCATCCTCTATACGTTACCACGTCTTCATCTGGTGTAACGATTCCAAATACCCTCATCTTAAAAAGAGTTGATGAATCGTTGTTTACTTGAACGAGTGTGCAATTGATAGCAGTCATATTGATAGTTACTTATTTACATAATTATGGTAACTTTATTTCATATTTTTTCCCAAATTCCATTACTCCTAGGAGTAATAGCACTAATGGAGATTCAATATTCCCCCACTGAGGATGAAAATTATTGGTGACGTTGAATTAATATTGATGATGTTGTTTTTAAGGTAGTACCTTTTTGTTGGTTTTGTTGGTGTCGATGTTGGTTTTATTGGTGTCGATGTTGGTTTTATTGGTGTCGATGTTGGTTTTGTTGGTTTTGTTGGTTTTGTTGGTGTCGATGTTGGTTTTGTTGGTGTCGATGTTGGTTTTGTTGGTTTTGTTGGTGTCGATGTTGGTGTCGATGTTGGTTTTGTTGGTGTCGATGTTGGTTTTGTTGGTTTTGTTGGTGTCGATGTTGGTGTCGATGTTGGTTTTGTTGGTGTCGATGTTGGTGTCGATGGCTTTATACCATATAGGAATTGTATACCTGCTATATCATCTGGTCCTACCCCATTTATAAAATCTAGGTAAATGTGATACATAATATCGACCAATGTCATATTTGGGGTATGTCCTAGTCCAAGCATATGCCCGAACTCATGAACCAGCACTCTAAATAGGTAATTTTCATCATTCCACTTCTCTTCTATATCTAGGTGTACACGTCCATCTGATGGGTAGAAGGCGTGTGCGAGCGTCCCCCCTTCTCCGTCAAATGGGTATAGATCTGAGTGTTTACCTTTCTGAAATGAAATCTTAATATCGGCGTCTTCGATGACCGATACCTCAGTGAACGTGAGTGGAGTATGATGTCCCCATTCATATAGGGCTCGGTGGATAGTATTACGCATAAAAGTCTGGTTGACCAAACCTGTCTGGTTAGATTGAAAATGTGTCGTATTGAGATAAATCCATTTGAGGTTATTTTTCGGCCATTTAGCTGATTTAATTAAGTAATTATCTGGTATTATTATTTTTTTTTTAAAGCACCTACATCATCTTCTTCTTCGGGGAAACCATCATTGAAGGGATCATCGACGTAGTCTGGAGTTCCGCATATTACTGGAAATACTATCCTAATGACGGGGGTATCGATTATGCCTGTTTCTGGGAGCCCGCTGGCACGCTGGAAACGACGAAGGGCCCTGGCCTCGAGCCGTTTCAAACGCGTCATTTTAACTGCTTGGAGGGGAGTAAGCGTATTCAATTGGTTCAATCTATTCCATTGACGTAGATGTTTTTCCTTGAAGAAATCATTGTTTACGAGGTACTCAAGTACCCCCCTTTCAATGAAGATGTCACCTTCTGTGATGGGTTGAGAACTAATAGTAATCGTTTTGTTATGCGCGATCTCATTATGTGTTGGATAACGGTACGGAATAGTAAACGGAGCGGTGTATGAGCTGCCGAAAAAGCTTACATAAAATAATGATAACAATGAAAGATATAACATTTTTATCATACTACCAAATACATAACCCTTAAAGATAACTAACCTAAAAATAAGTTTGTTACTCTAAAATGACATACGTAGGACCATTTACTCAAGCGACATTGATGTATGAACCTACCGAATCCTCCCCAAAAGGAGAGGTGGCTACACCAGGTACCATATTAGATTATATTGCAAAGAACTTATCTCATTTTCTTCCCGTTATTAAAAAGGCTGGTCAACTTCCTTTTTATAATGCTATTGAGCGCAGGTACACTATCTTCGTGCCCAAAATACTCCCTCCTGATTTTCCACGCCTTGACCCTAACACGTCTATCCGAATTTTGAAGATGTCCACCATACCTGGAGTAATTACTACTGGTATGTTATCAAACAATCAGATTTTATTTCCGCTCGATAACCCAAGGAACAACATAGACGTCATAAAACATAGAGATGGCGAGATCAAGGTGCGAGGTAAAACACTCATCGAAGGAGACATCATGTGTAAAAATGGTATTATCCATCTGATAGATGGAGTATTCTGGCCAACGTATTAATCTATTTCTATTACTCTTAGGAGTAATGGAATCTTACCAATCAAAATCTATGTAGCTTTCTTTCTTCGTTTCCATTTCCATGAACAATGTGATGCCGCTTCCAACAGCTCCGATGACTATACCAGCGATGCCAGCATATAGCATCCAAGAAGTCCTCTCAATATCTTTGAAACCGCTAGCATTGATGGTGGAGGGAGTGTCAGGTACGAGCCCTGGGCCTTTAATCTTTTGTTCATACACCCATCCATTCTGTGTGTCGAATCTAAAAATATGTAGATATGCTGGGTTATGTTGGTTCGCGTACACGTATACGTCATTGGCTTCTTGTTCTAATGAAGGTTCGTCGTAACCCCATGCAAGCTTATTGTATGATTGTGTGGTTACCACTCCTCGTTGTTGCCAATCAATAACCTTCTGTGACCATACTCCATTACTTGTATTGAGGTACACGTCACCTTTCTTTGCTTTATCTATCGCGGGATTTACGTTTGGGTCGATGTTTCCTTGGAATAAAGTAGGAATTTTGAGTAGCTTGACACCGTCTGGTTTTATGGTTGTTCTGCATTTATCATACACACCTGAGTAGAACGTCGTTACTGGGTTATCAAGAACCTTGTACTCTCCATTCTTAGAGATCTCGATGCCCTTCCAGTCGAATGCTTTACATGTATCATCATTTTTACATGCGTTTGACGCGGCCACTGTATTTGCGTACGTTCCTGGGTTGCGCTCTCCTGTAGCCGCACATATGGGGGTGTTTTTGATGAACGTAGAGAAACCGACCTCCTTCATGACCTGTTCACCTCTCTTATAATACAAAACCAAGAGGATAATTCCGACCACCATTATGATAGGGAATATAAATTTAAGAATAGCTTTACCGGCCACTACTCCTCCAATTACCGGCACTCCTATAAAAACCGCTAGGAGCGCGACCAATATCCAACCTGATAGCCCTTCTGATTTGGCGCTCGCGGTCTGAGATAGTTTTGACGAAAGATCCTGAATGAGTTTGTTGTTAGAGGATGCCTGTTCTGTGCAGTTTTGTAGAATGTCGTACATCTGATCGAAAACGTTATTCGTGATATACACATTACCTGATACTCGGTTCACAATGATTTCCTGATGCTCTTTATTGAAAGCCTTACATGTTTGCCCTATGGTAGTAATTAGGTTCAATGTAGCTTCCATTAATAGGTTCATCGTGTTTTGAGCATCTGAGAATTGCCCTAAATTGAGGCCTGATGTAACGCTTTTGGCCTCTTGGGATAATTCCTGCATTATGGACTGTTGTGCCTCCTCAGAAGAGAGAGCATCCAGGAGCGTGTGCATATTGACATTAGCGCGTTGGGAAAAAGTGTTCCCAGAAATATGTACATCTCCGTGTACGTTGCGTACGCTGATGATTTGAGCCATGTCTTGAGACAATTGGGTCTTTTGGATAATATTAGATGATACCTTAGCCACCGCTTTAGTGATCGCGTTTGATACGTTTTTGGATAATGACGCTCCCATTTTGATCATAGTATATTTATTCTAAAGAAGTCAAACCATCTGTTGGCCACGCTGGTGGATTCCTATTGTTAATCCTCTGGATATTTAGTTTATCGATATCTTTTGCGATTGCGTGCAGTCTCTGAAGTACCTGGGCAATTATATCCATTCCCATGATCTTACACTTACGCGCTAGTTCAGACAACCTATACGCGCTGTGCATCTTCCTTAGGAACGCGGCGTTCTGGGACAATTTATGAGTAGGTGCGCATATTTGTTGAGGTGTGCCATCAAAGATAGTTACGTTGCCACTATCACGTTTGTTTATTTTACGTTCTATAGTTGTGAAAGCGTTGGTGAGATGAGAGGTTGATTGTCTCAAGTATGAATCTAATTGGGAAATCCAGAACGTGTTATCGTCCTGCCCTTTATCTATACAATCTCCAAATTCAAAGCATGGAGCTGCGTAAACTATTTTCTGTTTTTCTTGGCATAAATTACAGATAAATCCGGATGTAAATTGCATTATGCAAAACATTAACGATGTTGTAAATAATTTCATTTTTCTTTGTTTATGTGTTACATAGATCCACTACGTGAAAATATAATGATGGTTTCATTACCCTTAGGGTAATTAGTGATATCAATCTATCGTTTTCTTACAGTACGTCTTTTAGTCTTTTTTTAGTTTTTCTAAATGGTGATCTTTTTCTACATCCAGAGAATATAGCTCGCGCGATGGCTTTATCGCGAGCACTAGCTACACAATATTTCACACAACGAGTAGGGCTTTTACGCTTAGGGCTTTTACGCTTACTTCCAGATCTGGATCTGGATCTGGATCTGGATTTCATTGTTCTGGGTTTGGACCTGGACCTGGATCTGGACCTGGATCTGGATCTGGATCTGGATGACCGTTTTGGGGGCATTCTTTTTACAAGATCAAGATAAAATTTTATGATTTAACGATTGACGAGTCCTAAGAGTATTTTTTTTAAAATGAGTATGAGCTACTTGCGCTACTAGAATGTAAATAGACAACACCTACTACACCGACCAGTCCTCCAACGACTGCACCCACCTCTTTGTATGCCCATTGACTTCCAATGTACCAACCGGCTACGGCAAGCACGATGACAAGTACTGCATATAGTAAATAAGTTAGCATTTCTGAACCATCTGCCATTATGAATCTTTTGTTTAGTACAGATAATTTTTTTACAATTCAATAAGCTCACGTCGGGGGATCACACATGCCGTTGCTCCGCATATTCAATAAATGCGTTGTTAACATCAGACGAACAGGCAGTCCCATTTCTCAACGCCATAGCGGCCGCATCGGCTACGAGCTGTAGTATTGTATTGTTAACTTTACCTAGGTGACCAACTACTTTGAAATTTGATTTACACGCGTCCAGCGCGTATCCCCATTGTGTTTTCGGGGGAACTATATATGAGAATGGTAAGTCCATCTCTTCATAATCGAGATCGTCAAACTCAAGAAGCTCTTCAGTTGGTATACTTTCGGCGTACGCGGCGGCCATACGCTTACGCTCTACCTCCGAAAGGCGGTCAAAACTATCATCATCATCACTCAAATCACCTATATCTCCAAATAAGTCTTCCTCCCCTATGCTATTTTCACCCCCTTCTTCCCCATAGTCACGCTCCTCTCCTTCTTCATCTGAATCTTCTATGTCACTATCATACATTTCAATAAAATTCTCGATAAATTCTTCTTCGTTTGGATTAGAGAATAATATATCCATGTACTTAACGATACCTGTGATTGGTTGTTTCCACTTAGCAGCCCATTTCATACCAGGTTTGTAAACCACCTCCTTGAATTCTGAAATATTTGGTAGATCTCTAGCTCCTGAAGATAAATTAAGGGTTACGTCTGATGCGTTGATAGCTCGTTTTATACATCCCCGTCTCATGTCTTCATAAGACCCCGTGTGGCAGTCTTCCCCGAAAAATATGGACATATCGTCGGCCGCAAACGGGGTAGCCGTGTATATTTGTCCGTCAACCTCTATCAATCCATGTCTATATTTCTTGTTATCATTGGTAGTCATCTTACATTTCTTTCTATAATTGGATACTACATCCTTCCAATCAATGTCAGTAAATTTAGCGAATGGTTGGTTTTCCCCCATATATGTTTTGAGGTCTTTCCAATAGTTTTCTATGAATATAGAGTCGTTTTTGTATTGTTCGTTTATCGGAGATGTGATCAAAGCAGCGTATAGAAACGCTGCTTTTTCAGCCTCTGGAGAGAGTTTGTATCGTTTTCCGGTTTTGTCCATAAGTATAGATCCAAGATATGGATCTTTTTCATATTGGACAAGGTACGGGCCCCTGTGGCGTATCATCCTCCATTTAGGTACATACGACGGTTGTGAGAATCCCTCCACACACGCCAAACGCTCGTTCAAATTCATGAATATGTCCTTATCACGTCTATCCTTAAGGATAATACAGCTCTCGTTGGATTTATTTTGGTCTATCTCAAAATCTACGTCTACGCGATTATAGAACGTCTTGAGGAAGTCCATAGCGTCCTTCCTATTAGCATTAAAGCAGAACCGTGCCATGTTTTTAGATAGTCGAGAGAAATTACCGATGATTAGATGTCATACATATCAAAGCATTCCTTATTACAGAATTTGAGACGCCGCGTTCCAACTGGGGTTGTGAATGGAGGGGCGAACACCTCAGCGTTGCACTGGGAACAATAAATAGGTGTCATCATCGAAATCCTCTCCCTCAATTTTTGGAAAAGACCAGGAGCTAATTCCTTAACTACTATTCTCCTCACTACCGGCTTATCCGGTGCGATTTCTGGAGTAACACGTATACTATCCTCATTCTCAGATATTTCAGGAGATTCGATTAGTGGTATATCAACAACGGTTTGTCTAGCTTGTTTTCTTATGGTTGGATCTTTGAGTTTTACAAGCTCGTAATACCTGTTTTCGATGGTACGCCTCATACGTTTAATCTTTGCCTCAATCGGAGTTTTGTCTACATCTGGGTCCCTGAATACCTCGGGAAGAAGAGTGTAACGATCCAGGTTGACCAATACCATTCCAGGATATTCATCATTTCTAATTCGTTTATGGTATATTTGAGGACCATCTATTAAAGGTAGTAGGAATACTAGAACGTAAGATATCTTACGTGCCAGTTCATAGTTGGTATCAATTTGACCAAATGATGCAATTATTTCTTCTACGTAGTCAATAAGATCTTCACCTGTGTGCGTGGATTTTAGAACATCGTTATTTATGATCATTTGTATCGCTATGTCAAAACCATCTTTGGCTAAAGGCGTGAATTCACGTATCCAATCTAATTTCGAAGCGTTGTACATTTCCTCCGTCTCAACTATCAGGTCGTCATTCACTGTCACGTATGCCACATTTCCCCGAGAAAACACACGTTTACCTTCACATGCCATTCTATACCAAGTCGTATTAACCTTGTGCCAACCATCTTGGACTTCTTGAGGTATTGTAAATTGTGGGTCTATACCTTTAATAGCAAATCCTCTGATCACTTGATCCGAAAAAGGGAACATCCATGGTGCTCGCCTGTATTCGCGTTCACACTGAGATAAGATCTCTCCTGATCCGAACATAATTTTTGGACGTTGAGCTGGAGACACATCACGATCTCCTATCTTACCTTCCTCTAATACTTTCGCTCTATACTTTCGTTCCACCTGGTTCATACAGCCACGTTTATCATCTGACCGCGCAGTGAGAGGGATTGCTTGGCGACGCCTGATTATATCTTTCATATTCTCTATACGGGCGCGTACGTATGGGCGTTGAGTGAATTCGTCAAAGTATCTGACAATGTTTAATGAATCGCTATCGTCGAAATCGTTGAAGAATGTCTTTACGAGGGGAAATGGGATTCCTGATTTGAGGATAGTAAACATCTTCACTATTTCACGATCTAATTTTAAATCTGGTACCTGTCGTTCCTGGGTCCACCCGGCATTAGCTACGAAATTATCAATCTCTTCACTCAACTCACATGGGTCCATATCTTTAAAGGGTCTAAATGGGTTCCTCTTATCTGGTACTCTTCTGGATTTCACAGGAGCGGAAGCACGAGCTTTACGTCTCTGAGCCGCTTTTCCACGGAGCTTCTTCTGAGAGCCCTTCTTTTTCACTAAGGCCATTACATTATCTGCCATTTTATATCCATAAAAAAAACAGAACTGATGATCTTTCTCTTGTAAATAAAAACATGTTAATGATAGAATATCGTATCAAGTTACCTATAACACTTAACAAGTACAGTATCGCTCATCTCTACACGATAATGGAAATGTCAAAAGAGTACACAACAGTCGATGAAGGTGTAGAAATCTTAGAAAACACACAATGCGACCAATCACGTCTACCTCACCATAAAAAAAATAAGATTGTAAACAAAGTACAACGCACATCAAAAAGATATTATATACCAAACATTATTACATCGGTAGTAGGTTTGAAAGACTGCGTTCTTGGGAAATCATCATTTCATAGTTTTCCTCACTTTAGGACTACCGTTACTGCAGAGGCTGGTACGAAGGGTGAATTCACAATTGACACATTATGTAGACCAGTGGATGATGATACCAATGTTTTCAAATTACCTCAAACTATTTTAGATAGACGATCGTTGGTAAACATCGATATCGTAACAGACATAATAACATCGGATTTTATAAAAGATGATATTGATGCTAAAAAATTATTAAATTTAGAAGATGATTGGCAAAGTACCATCGACCCCAAAATATCAATGGTCGTGCATAAATTAGTTTCTGTAGAAAGTCGGGAACCCAATAAGGATGTTATCAATTCTTTAGTTATCGAAAATCTACGTAAAATTTTCACTATATTTCATAGGAAGCTTGTATGTTCTCACGATCAATGGAAAGATTTAAAAATAAAAGATATAAGGACCATGGAAAACGATACCAAAGAGTTTCTAGATAAAAAACGTATTGAAAGATAACCTCAGATAACCTCTAACGTAAAAGTTTATTTTCCTTATAAAAACATGGAAGAGTATCTTCACTCTAGAAAACCTACAGTCATTCGAGAGAACTTCACCGATGATGGAAAAGATAATCTATCACAGTACCTAGAAAACCAAAAACCTATCATCCTTCACGAGGAAAGTATAGGAGGTTCATCACGCGGAATTGTAGAAAAATTTTCCGAGGATATCATCATACCACCTCTCAATACAGATATAAGGTTCAGTAAACATTTACCGCTTCATATACCAACATATGATGAGGCAATTGGCCATTCTTATTCACATCCTGACGCCACACTATCAGGTCAGAGAGAGGATTACTTAATCATTCCACCTCTTAACACAGATATTAGATTCTCTAAAGAACTTCCTTTACTTGATCCTCAGAGATATGGTTACGATCCTAGACAGCACGAGCATCCCGGAAAGGAACATCCTAGAGAACTACATACACACGAGCATACGCGTGAGAATTTCTCATGGGCGGTACCAACAAAAAATGATAGCTCGTTAGACCTAGTAAAAAAAAGTCTCATTCATAAAGTAAGCACGCAACACGCATGTGGTTCATGTTGGGCTGTATCGTTCGCTGACGCTATGAGCGATTGTTTCGTAGTTTCTGGGGCTGTCGGTTGGTCTCCTAACATTAGTGCTACATATCTCATGTCATGTATACCGTCTGGCGAGCTCCACAATATGTGCCTAGGAGGAAACCCCGCCGCTGTTGCACCTTACCTTGAACGTGAAGGGGTTGCAGATACGTCGTGTGTTGATTATTCCTGGTGTTCTGGAGATAGTGAACTATGTAAGAGTGTTTCTTCAGCGCGACATTTTGACGCGAAAACATTAGCTAGTAAGCTGAACGATAACATCCCAAAACCGTGTGGATGTTACTATAAAGGGGTCAAGAAGTACCTATACAAACTAGATTCAGGTAGTGACGTTTTCTTCATCAATAATAAGGCTTCTGTAGACGTTTTCAGAAATACAGTAAAGAGTCATATTCTAGATTTTGGTCCAGTAATTGGTGGTTATGTTGTCCTGAAAAATTTCTTCACTGGCGATTTTACAAACCCTAATTTCAATGGGGGAGTATACCTTGATAGAGCTGACTATAATGGATATAAGGGTGGTAAATTGAGGTTCAGTGACACAATGACTAGTGAGGCCGCGGGCCTTCATGCCGTCAGTATAGTCGGGTGGGGAGTGGCTAAAAACATTCAATATGACAATGATAAATATGGAGACGTACCGTACTGGCATTGTCGTAACTCATGGGGTGAACAATGGGGGAATGCTGGAGGTTATTTCAAAATAGCCATGTATCCATTCAACCAGATCGCACAATTTGACAAACAGGTAATGACAGAGATTGGTGGACCAGTCGGTTCAATGATTCTCATTCGCGCGACCGAGCGTCCTAAGATGGTAGATATGAAACAAATAGCTCAAAAATATATACATAACATCAAAAAACAACATTCGGATGTATATTACATGGCAGATCCTCAGAAGGTGAGAGAAATAAATAGACGAGACATTATCGATATAGATGTAAAAGGAGGGGAATTCGACCCTGGGAATATTATATACCTTGAGAAGAGTAATGGAGGAAAATTGGTAATTATATTACTCGTCGTTATTGTGTTGGGAGCGATCTGGATAATGTATAGGAAACGCCAAACATAACTGATGATAATTTCCACATTCCATAAAAACATGGGAGAACATGTAGTAGGACATTTAGTCCAGAGAAGTAAAAAACACCACTATCAACCTGGAGAATGTAGATGTTTCCATTGCTCTATATTCACAGAACGAATCCCCTGCCATTGGACGCATAATATACAGGACTGGCAGATAGGCAACGAAAGCTGCTGCGGCGGCCTCTGCGCGTCGCAACCCAAATGCGCACAACCAGATAGAGATGAATGCGAAATAGGACGTAGTTCTAAAGGTAACGATCCTCTTATCTTCTATGGGTGGGATAGACAAGCACCAAATCTTAAATGTGTATACGACCTCGATAGCATCGATACACACGCGCAAGTGCTTACATATAAAGATAAATTCGGAGATAACACCGATGTAGAGGCCAAGTACTGTACACAGAAGGTTAGCACCTGTCCGAAAGGAATGAAGGAATGCAGTCGGCTCAAATCAATAGGTGAAGGTGGGAACGAATGTAGGAAGTGGTTTGAGAAACAACCATCTCATATTCAAGACGGTACAATACAGAACTATTGCCTACGTCACAATACAGAAGATTGTAAATGTGTTAATAGATCAGATAACACTTCGTATCAAGCGATGAAGGGGGCTCACGCGATTAACGATGGATGTTGGTTCACGGCATGCGCCAATAGATCGGGAAAGTACCTCGTGCCAACACAGTTAACAAATCCAGCATGCCCAGATAAACTATGCCAAGTTCTTTTCGATATCATTGAGGATGGTAATGTATCAATTGATCACGTTCAAAACGATATCGTCTGCACATTTGATAAAAATCCTTCAAAACCTTCAAAACCACAACCACCGCCACCACCACAACCACCAACACCTAACGGACCTCCTACATCTGAATCAGAGAAGTTCATTGATTTTGCGAGACGATACAAATATGATATATTAGCCATTGCGATTCTCATAATAGTGCTTATTATAGTAGCTATATGCTGATTCTTATAACCCAAACGGGTTATAAGAATTAATTCATTGGCTAGGATCGATGACTCCTCGAATACTCTTAACGAGGTCTTCAGCCTTCTTGTTCGAATATGATAGACCATGGTCTTTAGCGATACTCTTCAAGATATCCATCCTAGTATAGGAAATTATCTGACTTGCCGGAATTTCATGAATACCAATCATCCACGCGGCTGTTTTTTTATCAATCGATGTTACTCGACTAAATTCGTAAAGATAAAATAAAGCACCTTTAATTATTGAATAGTCGCGTTCGGAGAGTTTATCTTTGTAACTCTCGAAAATATTTTTATAATTCTGCCTATTACGATTCTTAAAAGCTAATTTTACTTCGGTTGACTCACCCAAGCATATATCAATTAGTTTACGTATAAGTTCGGGGTAATCCCGACTACTCTCTGTATGAGATGGCGAGTTTTCTACATCGACATCATGAATTTCACGTGAACGAGAGATTTTCTCTCGTTCTATCTCATGTTCCCTCTTATGTTCCCTCCTATGATCACGATCAACACGATCCCTTTCATGCTCTCTCTTATGTTCCCTCCTATGATCACGATCCCTTTCATGTTGATCACGATCACTCTTATGATCGCTCTTTTGATCACTCTTGGGTCTTTCTGGTGATTTAGGTTTCGGCATTTTTGATTCATAATCTGGGCTTTAGACCTCTTCTATTAGATAAAAACAACCCTGTAGACAAGTATTACCCCTCAAATTGTAGTCATATCATTTAGAGATATAGATATCAAACAAATGGAAAATGAGTCATTTACAATTAGCTGCTGTTATTATGGTTAAAAATGAAGAAAATAGGATCGAAACCACGTTGATGAGTGTGAAGGATGTCGTTGATGGTATTATAGTTTTCGACACGGGATCTCAAGATTCTACAATAGCCATCATGAAGAGGTTTGTAAAAAAATACAATCTATATTTCCATCTACTTGAAGGACAATTTGAGGATTTTGCTACTTCACGTAACAAATTATTAGATTTCTCAGACGAGCATCTATATGATTACCTACTATTACTTGATAGTAATGATGAATACATATTTGATAAAAACCTAAAAGAATTAATTTGCGGAAGACCTGAACAAGGCTTCTTAATTCATCAACGATGGTATATATCTCATGGGAATGAGATTGATTATTACAATATTAGATTAATCAAACCAAATATAGGATTCAGATACAAAGGTCTTGTACATGAGTATATAGATGTCCCTCCAAAAACAACGATTGGTAAAATAGAGATTATTCTTTACCAAGATCGGGTGAAAGACAATGACGGTAAATCTCAGGAGAGATGGAAGAAAGATCTGTTGCTACTCAAGAAGGCTATAGCTATCAATCCAACTGATGCTCGTACCCAATACTACCTAGCCCAGACATACGCCTGTCTCAATATGAAGAAAGATGCTATGTTTTTCTATAAACAGCGGTCAAACAATAAGGATGGATTCTTTGAAGAGATGTTTATTTCATCATTGAAATATGGGGAATTAGAACAGAATGATGATGAGAGTGTTAAGTGGTTTCTAAAAGCTTATCAGATAATTGAGAGGGCTGAACCGTTGATAGAGATTGCTAAAATCTACAGGAGGAAGGCCCAATTTAAGTTAGCCTTTATGTTCGCTAAGCTGGCGTGTGATACACCATATCCTTCTAATTGTGTGTTGTGGGTAAATAGGAAATGTTATATTCATGATAGGTGGCAAGAATTGGGAATTATAGCGTACTATGTGAATGAGAATGAATTGGGTAAAAATGCTTGTGAGAAGGCTATTGAATCTGGATATGATGATGAACTAAATAAGAAAAACTTACTTTTCTATGAAAAATGTGGTTAAAGAAAGCAAGTTCACAGTTGGAGAGTAAAATGTTTTTGATGTTATTTTTGTTCGCAGTGGTTGTGTTGGTAATTCTTCTTCTCTGGAATTGGCTATCAGGGGAAAAGGGGACTTATACAGATCATACTCCCATGATGTGGGATTTGCTAGGCAAACAGTTGAAACCTAAAAAGAAGGTGTCATTTGAAAGCAAGGGGGAAACTGAATGTAGAAGGGTGGTTGAACATCTTACTGGTAAGCCATTCCCGAAAACGAGACCGAGCTTTATGATGAATGGAGTGAGTGGATATAATCTGGAACTAGATTGTTATAATGATGAGCTTAAGATCGCCGTTGAGTACAACGGTGAACAGCACTACAAATACATACCATATTTCCACGCAAGTAAAGACGCATTCTATAATTTAAAATATAGGGATTATATGAAGCAACGACTATGTGAGCAAAATGGTATAAATCTAATTATTGTACCTTATACAGTGAAGCATGAATACATAGAAAGTTATATTAAGAATCTCTTACAAAAAGATAATTTATTATAAATGTCTGACTTCAGAACTAGTAAACAACAAAGGCACGATATCTTCATAAATGATATACAAATACAATCAGGT